AAAAACACCTTCACCTTCTATTACATCCAGTAATACAATTACACCATCCGTAACTTCTTCTAGAACAACAAGTCCTACTGCATCGTTATCTGGAGGTGCTTCTTCGTCAGGAACACCTACGAGCACTTTAACACCAACTTCTACATCTTCAACATCCCCTTCCAAATCTGGAACACCATCGCTAACCACAACGCCTTCCAAGTCTGTAACCCCCTCTGTAACCCCGTCGAAGTCAAGAACTCCTTCCGTTACTCCTTCCAGGTCAAGAACTCCTTCCGTTACTCCTTCCAGGTCAAGAACTCCTTCGGTTACTCCTTCCAGGTCAGGAACTCTTTCCGTAACCTCGAGTGTAACAAAAACACCTTCACCTTCTATTACATCCAGTAATACAATTACACCATCCGTAACTTCTTCTAGAACAACAAGTCCTACTGCATCGTTATCTGGAGGTGCTTCTTCGTCAGGAACACCTACGAGCACTCTAACACCAACTTCCACATCTTCAACATCCCCTTCCAAATCTGGAACACCCTCGCTAACCACAACGCCTTCCAAGTCTGTAACCCCCTCTGTAACCCCGTCGAAGTCAAGAACTCCTTCCGTTACTCCTTCCAGGTCAAGAACTCCTTCCAGAACTCCTTCCAGGTCAAGAACTCCTTCCGTAACTCGCACAAAAACACAGTCGACCACACGAACAGCCTAATAAACCCTAGATGAATAAAATGGGTTCTTCAAAAAGCCCCCATTTTATTCATAGTTCTCCCTGCCTATTTTGTCCCCACCATCTTCACTTGGATATTCTTATTATTTTTCGCATGTTCTATACAACGTTTGTGAAAATTCGGGTTCTTATATTCCGTTTTAAAATCGGCACACCACTGGTGCTGGAACGGTTTACAACTCTGTACTTTAAATCCGGCCAAATTACATAAATTACCAAATGTCATCGGACACCAAGTATGTAAATGTTGATTAATATCCCCAGACTTGTAATAAAATACGCTCTCGGATGGCTGTTCGCACGGAATTACAATGATAATTGTCCCTCCTGGCTTCAACTTTTTATACAATCCCTTCAAGGTCTCCAGCGGAAGAGGTACATGTTCCATCGCATGATTGGAAATAATTGTATCAACCGAATTATCCTCAATTTCGTCAAATTTATCAACAACTCTTATACCATTCTTTTCACACTCTTTCCACGCAGAACGGTTAATTTCAAATCCGAATTTATTCTCGTTTTTGAATTCCTTTAGAAGGTATCCTCCGCCACATCCGAAATCCATCAAAACATCGGAATCTTTCACATGTTCTTCAAACTTAAATTTATTCAGATAACCGCCGATAACCCCAATTTCTTTCTGCCACTCAAAATATTTTTCATCATAATGAGCCATTTTATAAATAAATACGCATAGCATTTTTAGACGGCCACATCGGTACCGCCAAGTATTTAATTTAAGTACTTGGCGGTATCATAAGGCCACAAAGTGGCCTTATCTATGGGGAGTACTTAACTTTAGTACTAGACGTTAGCCCCCTTCTCCTCGTGCCGCTTCAATTTCCGCGCATTTCTTTTTGCCTTTTCTAAAATTTGCTGCAACATCTGGTGAGCACTATCAATATTTGGCTGAGGGTCATTCTCGGGTGAATATTTTTCTCCAGTAAATGGATTATACAATTCAGGAAGAGGTAAATATTTCTTATAGACTCTTTCTAAATAGGGTCCCTCCTCTTCTGTTAATGGTTTTGTTAGTTTCAATGCTTTAGGGTTTTTATTTTTTTCTTTAAAAACATATCCAAAATTTTTGGGATTTCTAACAACACCATTATTTCTTACATGACTTACATGCCCTTCTATTTGAAAATTTCCAGAACGATTTTCGTTATATTTTCCATAGGGTACAGCTAACGGAGGTGGTTCAGGGGGCGGCGGATTAAATTCTACTGGTTTTTTATTTCTCTTTTTTAAAGTCATAATACGGGGAGGCTTATGAGCTACGGCCGCTTCAGGCGCAACTTCTTCTACGGCCGCTTCAGGCGCAACTTCTTCTACGGCCGCTTCAGGCGCAACTTCTTCTACGGCCGCTTCAGGCGCAACTTCTTCTTCTTCTGCCTGCTCTGCCGCAAATTTCAGTGCTTCTTGTAGACGTCGACTCTTCATAGTTTTTTGTATTTTCTCTTTCGGGGGTGGAATTGCTGTTCCAACTTCTTCAAACTTTTCTAATTCTTCCAATAGCCCTCTTGTTGTATTATATCTGGTCTGAAGAAATTGTTTAAGTTCTCCTTTTTTATTGTACTCCTTTATTTTTGCACGCAAAGTGCGTAAGTTTCGTTTAAGATTTTTCTTATTGTACATTCCTGATTTTAAACGCCGCTCAATACTCATTAAGGGATTTCTTTTTGCTTTTTTGGTATTTGCTATTAAAGGGGCTTCTGAAGATTCCATCTACTATTATAGTAGTTTTGAAAATCACCTAAAGCCCCGTCAAAATAAATTTGAGGCCTATAGAAATTCCCACTAAGGTAAGAGAGGAATGCCTGCAGGATTAAATAGGCCAACATCGGATATTGAGCCAATTGTTGGCATTCAATTTGGTATCTTCAGTCCTGAAGAGATTGAGCGACGTTCCGTAGTAGAAATTACAAACGCTGGAACCTATGATGGAAACGAGCCCAGAATTGGCGGCCTATTTGATCCCAGAATGGGTGTCTTGGACAACGGAAAGACATGTCGGAGTTGTGCGCAAACAAACCACTCTTGTCCAGGTCATTTTGGGCATTTCAAACTTGCTCGCCCCGTGTATTTCATTCAATTCTTTCCGCACATTATGAACGTACTCAATTGCGTCTGTGTACGTTGTAGTAAACTCTTGATTGATAAATCTCTTCATAAAGAGATTTCCCGTCGTTCTGGAGAGCAGCGTTGGCGCGCAGTTTTAAATCTTTGTAGCAGCATTACTCGTTGTGGTCAGGAGGGCGAGGACGGTTGCGGTGCAAGACAGCCCGAACGATACGTTCGTGAAGGAATTGCGCGGATTGTTGCAGAATGGGACGCAATAGAAGGTCCCGGCCAGGAAACAAAAGCAAGCAAACAGCGCCAATATCTGGAGGTAGAGTACGTTCTCCGCCTTTTTAGGCGTATTACGGATGAGGATGTGGATTTCATGGGACTCAATCGCTTCTGGTGTCGCCCAGACTGGATGATTTGCTCCGTAATGCCGATTCCTCCGCCCCAGGTTCGGCCTTCAGTCATTCAGGACAATAATCAGCGATCTGAGGATGACCTCACACACAAACTCTTTGAAATCATCATGACAAATCACCGGCTACAGGACAAGATTAATAACAATTTGGGGAAAAATCTTATTGAGGACGAACATACGGTTCTCCAGTATCACTGTGCGACGCTTATAGACAATCAGATTCCGGGCGTGGCTCCTTCGGCCCAGCGCTCAGGGCGCCCTCTAAAGTCTGTACAGCAGCGACTCGGCTCAAAAGATGGTCGTATTCGCTACAATATACAGGGGAAGCGTGTAGAGTTCTCGGCGCGTTCTGTAATTACACCGGACCCAAATATTTCCATTGCAGAACTCGGTATGCCGGTAAAAATCGCTATGAACTTAACTTTTCCCGAGAAGGTGACACCCTATAACATTACAAAGATGTACAAACTCATTCAGAATGTGGGCCCGAATGGCGAGGAGCGCCACCCGGGCGCCAAGACGATTATTCGCTCTGATGGGCGTATGATTAGTCTTAGACATGTCAATCGGAAAGAAATTGTTCTTCATGTGGGTGATGTGGTGAATCGTCATATCATCGACGGTGATATTGTGCTATTCAACCGTCAGCCGACACTCCACAGAATGTCTATGATGGGTCACCGTGTGAAGGTACTGCCGTATAATACGTTCCGTCTGAATGTATCTGTCACGGCGCCCTACAATGCAGACTTTGACGGCGACGAGATGAACGCACATATTCCGCAATCTTACGAGAGTGCTACGGAGCTCCTGGAGATTGCGGCCGTCCCGCACCAAATCGTGACCCCCCGTCACGCAAAGCCTGTGATTGGTATTGTTCAGGACACGTTAGTCGGGTCCTATCGGATTACGCGCTCTCAGGTTTCTTTTAACCGGCGGGAGTTTATGAATATGATGATGTGGAATCGGCGTTTTGAGGGTGTCGTGCCTGTAGGTGCGCGTGAGAAGGACGGTAAGAAGCGCTGGTCCGGTCAGCAAATTCTCAGCCAACTTCTGCCGCCAATCAATATGGATATGGGGAACGGTATGTACAAGGACAATAAGGTCAAGGAGAACTTCGTGCGGATTCGCGAGGGCGAGATTCAGGAGGGTATCTTTGACAAGGACATCTTCAGCAAACCGTCTAAGGGTATCATTCACACTGTGTTCAAGGATTACGGCTCAACGGACACGGTAAACTTTATTGACTCCATGCAGAACACTGTCGAGCAGTTCCTCGTGTACAATGGTTTTTCTGTAGGCGTATCGGATCTGATTGCGGACGAGGATACTCGGAAGCAGATGGAGGAGGTCATCAAGAAGCGAAAGGTTGCTATTGAGGATACGCTCCTACAGATTCATATGGACCTCTTTGACAATAATACGGGTAAGTCCAATCGCCAGGAGTTCGAGGACAAGGTCTATGGGGAACTGAACAAGGCGACGGAGGAGGCGGGCAAGATTGGTCTCGGGTCTCTGTCCGACGAGAACCGTCTAGTGGCGATGGTTCGTGCGGGGTCGAAGGGCTCCACCATCAATATTGCGCAGATGATGGCCTGTGTGGGGCAGCAGGCGCCCGAGGGACGGCGTATTCCCTATGGGTTCACGGACCGGACTCTGCCGCACTATAAGAAGTACGATGACGGTGCGGAGGCGCGCGGGTTCGTCGAGTCGTCATTCATCGAGGGCCTGACACCGCAGGAGTTCTTCTTCCACGCTATGTCGGGTCGTGAGGGCCTGATTGATACGGCTGTTAAGTCTGTCACGGGCGATACAAAGATTGTGGTGATGGAGGGTGGTGTGACAAAGTGTGTAGCGATTGGTGAGTGGGTTGATGCGCTGCTCACGAAGGATATCAACGATGTAGAGTACTTTCCAAATGAGGCGAACCTGGAACTACTACAGCTCAAGGAGAATACCAGCATTCAGACTTGCGACGATGCCGGTGTTATTAGCACTGCTACAGTGACAGCGGTAACTCGTCATGACCCGGGTGACACACTCTATGAGGTTACTACACGGAGCGGTCGTTCCGTTATTGTCACAGCTGCAAAGTCGCTTATTGTCTATAATGAGGCCACGAGCCTATACACAGAAAGGAAGATGACAGATATTAGCGTAGGAGATGCGCTGCCTGTGATTGAAAACAATAGCGCAAAAGTTGTTGTAAAGGATACTATTACAGAGATTACACCGATTGATGTGCGCCCAGGAACACCTGGCCATGCGAAGTATCCTAAGATGTATGATATTACGGTGCCTAGTACTCTGAATTTCGCCCTGGAGAACGGCCTGGTCGTCCGCGACACAGCCGACACAGGCTACATCCAGCGCCAGCTCGTGAAGGCCATGGAGGACCTCACGACGCAGTATGACGGGACTGTCCGCGACTCCCGCATGAACATTCTCCAGTTCCAATACGGCGAGGACGGTATCAATGCGACGAAAATTGAGTCGGTGAATCTCGGAATCGGCAAGTTATCCGAAGAGGAGATTCTGAAGCAGTATGGTATGACTGGCGTAGATATTGCGGGGATTCTGGATGCCGGTGCGCAGCGTGGCGAGGACTCCCAGGCTCTCGCCGAGTTCGCCACACAGATTGTGGCGGATCGTAAGATGCTCGTGGAGGGCATCCAGCGCATGAAACAGGATGCGCCCCTCTTTGCCTCCGTGAATCTGGAGCGTGTTCTCACCAACGTTTCTGTGAGTTTTCGACTGGGCGCAGACAAGAAGACGGACCTCACGCCCCTCTATGTCATTGCGGGAATTGACCGCCTCATCCAGCGCACACAGACGAAGCATGCGCTGTGGGCGGCTCTTCTACGCTACTATCTGTCGCCACACAAGATTATCGTGAAGGAGCGCTTCACGAAGAAGGCATTTGACACGGCCTGTGAGATGATTCTTGTGAAGAACTGGCAGAGCTGGGTACAGCCTGGTGAGCAGGTGGGAATCATTGCGGCCCAGAGCATCGGCGAACCGAGCACTCAAATGAGTGAAGTGGGTAGCACCATTATACACGTCATAAACGTAAAAACCGGTGAAAATTACTGTGGTCCGATTTCCGGATTTATTGACCCTCTCATTGGCCCCACGAATCCCGATGTAAGCAGTGTGCTACGAACGGAGTTGGACACGTATCGTATTGTGGGTGTCAGCCAGGATGAGAAGGTTTCCTGGATGCCGATTAGCGAAGTGAGTCGCCACCCAGCGAATGGGGGTCTCGTGAGAGTGACGACTCGCTCTGGCCGCAAAAACACGGCAACCCTTTCCCATTCGTTCCTGCATCGCACCGAAAAGGGTGTGGAGGCTATTCGTGGCTCGGAGTTGCGCATTGGAACACGCATCCCCATTGCGAACCATATTCCAGAGAGTCCTGGAGCCCTCACGACAGTCGGCCCATTCCAACTGACCAAGGCGTTCGGCTGGCTCTGTGGAATATATATGGCTGATGGCTCACTCTCTGGAAATAGCGTGAAGATATGCAAGATACATCCTGTGGTGGAGAAAAACATTCGGGAAATCGCAGCAATCTATGGATGGGACGTAGACGTATATAACTACGTGGGTGAGTATGGTCCTGGAAAGGATACGATTATCCGTAGTAAAGAGTTGAAGGATTTCCTAATGGCCCAGTTCAAGACCGGCTCCTATGAGAAGACCCTTGGTGCGGACATCTTCTCGTACAGCCGTGAGTTCCAGTATGGTCTCCTCAGTGGCTACTTTGACGGCGACGGCAACGTGAGCGCCGAGCGCCACCTGATTCGTGTGGGAAGCCGGAGCGAGAGCCTCATTCGGTCCGTGAACCGCCTACTCTCCTATTGCGGCATCTTCGGTGTCCTAGGCGAGGAGACGTCCGTTCGCATTCCTGGAAAGGTGATGCACACTATCAGTATTCTAAAGAAGTATGCGGCTCTCTTCAAGCAGCGCATCGGATTCAGCCTCCAAGAAAAGGCGGCGGCTCTTGACACCATCGTTACGTGGATGGAGCGGGACGGGAAGCACGATACGAAGGAAATGTATGACAAGATTCCGGCGCTAGGAGACTACATTGCGGCGCTCGGGAAATCTCTGAACATGCCTGGCCAGTCCCGCAACTACGGGCGCTGGGCCAAGAAGGAGAGTGTGGGTCGTCTCACTCTTCGGAAGTATATTGATGATTTCGCTAAGGCGGGGGCGACCAAGGCCGAGCTGGCGCCCCTCTTGAGCGCAGCCTATTCCGACGTGATCTGGGACGAAATCGTCGGCCTAGAATACCTGGAGGATCCGAAGGAGTTCGTGTACGACTTCACGGTGCCTGGGAACGATTCCTTCATGGTAGATGACTGTATTCTGGTACATAACACCCTGAATAGCGTGGACTGGGACACGAAGATTATGATTGCGAAGAACGGCCAAATCGTCTGCACCGATATTGGCGAGTTCGTGGACACGCACATGGCGGCCGTTAAGCCCGAGGCCATCCAGCGATTCCCTAATGACCAGCTTTACTTGGACCTCAAGGACGGGAATGACTGGCAGGCGATTTCCTGCGACGAGGACGGCCAGATGATGTGGACGAAGCTGGAGGCGGTCACACGCCACCCTGTCGTGAATGAGGACGGTACGAATACGATTCTGGAGGTCACGACGGCCTCTGGGCGCACCGTCAAGGGCACGAAGGGCAAGTCATTCTTGAACCTCGTGGACGGGAAGATTGTCGGTGTGAATGGATCCGACCTGAAGGTGGGCGATTGTCTGCCGATTGCGAACTCGCTCGCACTTGACCAGCTCAAGCAACTCCCTTTCCTCTCGTTGAGGGAGTATCTCCCTCCCACGGAGTGGCTATATGGCACGGATGTTCAGCTGGCACTCACTCAGCTACGTAGCCACGAGCGTCACTGGTTCCAGAAGAACAACGGCAACCTATTCACAATCCCCTACAGTCGCAGTGACGCGTTCCTGGACGCCTTTGAGGATGGCAACAACACTAACGCCGACAAGATTGTATCGGGTTATGTATATCATGCGCGCACCCGCCGCCCTGATGTGAGCCAAATCCCCGAGAAGATTGCGCTCACAGAGTCCTTCGGATTCTTCGTTGGCGCCTATCTCGCAGAGGGTTCCAGCAACGCAACGCAGGTGAATATCACGAATAACGACCCCGCCTATCTGGAGAGGGTCCAAGCACTCATGAAGGAGTGGAATGTCGGGACGCACGCCGTTTCCGAAGAGCGTGAGGCCATAAAGACGGGCATCAAGGGCACCACGACAAGCCTCGTGATTCACTCCACACTCCTTGCGACCCTCATGCAGCGTCTCTTCGGTCGTGTCAGCCACGAGAAGACGCTGCCTGACTGGGTCTTCCAGGCGCCCGACGAGTTCGTAGAGGGGCTCGTGGACGGATATGTGAGTGGGGACGGATCCGTGGAGAAGCGCACAGGCTGTGTGAAGGCCACCTCCGTCTCTAAGGAACTCCTCGTCCGCTTCGGAACACTCTTTGCGAGATACGGAATCTTTAGCACGATATCCGAGAGGACGCCCGAACTCGGCGTCTTTGACTCTGTGCGCACGAACTACACAATGTACATTCCTGTCAAATACAGCGCGGTGTTCGCAAAGACCTTCCGCCTCAGCATCCAACACAAGCAGGACATTCTGGACCAGCATTTCATAAAGAATACGGCCGAGCGCAAGTGCCGGCGTGACACGACGGGCGAAGTCGTCTGGGACCCTATTACATCCATCAAAGAGGTTGTTCCGATCAAGAACCTCGTGTATGACTTGACCGTGGAGGGAACTCGGAACTTTATGACACATTCGTGTCATATAAATCGGGACACCTTCCATCTAGCCGGTGTGGCTGCAAAGTCCAACGTTACGAGAGGTGTACCGCGCCTCAAAGAGCTTCTAAAAGTGACGCAGAATCCGAAGGCAATTTCACTGACCGTCTATCTGAAGCCAGAATTCCGAGGGTCCAAGGACAAGGCGAGACAGGTTGCGCAGGACCTGGAGCTCACGCTCCTCAAGGATATTACCGTGAAGACAGCAATATACTTTGACCCAAAGGACGCCGAAACTGTTGTGGAGGAGGACGCTGATCTCATTGACTTCTACAAAGTATTTGAAAGGGACGCAGAGGAGGGGACAGAAACAAACTGGAGTGGCTGGTTACTCCGATTTGAGATGAACCGTGAGCGCATGTTCCGAAAGAATATTAGCATGGACGATGTCGCCTACGTTCTCCGTACTCGTTTCGGAGAATCATTGCATCTTATTTACAGCGACTACAATAGCGACAAGTTGATTATGCGCATACGCCTTCCCGAGCAAATGAAGAGTGGTCTAGATGATTTGACCGGTCTCAAGAAATTCCAGAATCGCATTCTAAATGGAATTGTGTTCCGTGGTGTTCCTGGAATTAAGTCTGTAACTTTCCGTGAGGACAAGGACATGTTGGAACTAGTTGACGGCTCCTATAAGGAGGTTCGCCAGTATGTCCTAGATACCGATGGGAGTAATTATATTCAAGTGATGAATCACCCCTACGTAGATGCAACGCGCCTTTCTAGTAGTCATGTACATGACATCTATGAAATTTTGGGTATAGAGGCCACACGCGCAGTGCTCTTGAACGAGATTACAACACTCTTTGAAGAGGCTGGGGTGAATAATAGACATCTTGGTCTTCTCTGTGATGTCATGACACGTGGTGGGCGGCTGATGCCTGCGGACCGTCACGGAATTAATAAGACGGATATTGGGCCACTGGCAAAAGCATCCTTTGAGGAGACGGAAAAGATTCTCTTGAATGCAGCTCTATTTGGTGAATTGGACCCGGTAACAGGAGTCTCTGCAAATATTATGACCGGCCAAGTCATTCGCGGAGGCACTGGATTCTTCAATGTACTCTTGGACGAGGGGGCATTTATGCGTCTACAAGAGGGTCTTGCGCCAGTAGAGGGATACGAAGAGGAGGGGGAGGGCCAACTCACCGAGGAGCAGTTAGAAAGGGCACTGTATGAGGATGAGAATGATATGTGCTCTTCTGCGCAATTGCGTATGAATGTGACTATGCCGAATGCTACGACGGCTGCAGATGAGCCTGATATTGAGGTGATGTTGGTAGGCGAGTAAAGTACCGCCAAGTACTTAATTGAAACATTTGACTCTGAGGGCTAAACATCTACTTGTATGATATGGTATGGACCAAATCATACAAGAAAAGCCTCCGTGGAAAACGGTAGAACATATACAAAGTCCAACATGGACCTTTGTATCTTTTCCTGAAATAATGTACTCTGAAAAATGGGTATCCAATGATAGCGCGAATATTCTTGCAGTAAAGGATAAAATAGAGGCATTGGATAAAGAAAAGATATGGGAACTTGCGAAAAAAATGGTGAACAAGTATGAACTCGTCTATACACACAATGACGAACGACTCCCCCCTTCTATAAGTCTTATTACACCACTTTCTCGCTCATTTTTTAAGATGGTGGAGATTTTACACGTGATGCAGTTTTTCAAAGATGCTCCCGCGAAGTTCGTTTCTGCGCATGTAGCGGAAGGTCCTGGTGGTTTTATTCAAGCACTTTATACTTTAACCGAAAATGAAAAAAAAAGGGTGAGCAACTCTATCGCAATGACGTTAAAGCCCACGAACCATCACATTCCAGGTTGGAAAAAAAGCTATAACTTCCTACTGCGTAATAAACAAGTGCATCTTCATTATGGGGTGGACGGGACGGGTGATATCTATAAGACCGAAAATCAGGCATCGTATATAGCAGAGGTGGGGAGGCTCGGTGGAGCGCACATATTTACTGCAGACGGTGGATTTGATTTTAGTAACGATTATACTCTACAGGAAATGCAAATATTTCATCTCTTATTATCTTCTATAACGATTGGTCTGCGCGTTCTTCGTACAGGGGGATTTTTTGTATTGAAAATGTTTGACTGTGCGGCACCTCATACGAAACTTCTTGTCTTGCTTTTATCCCGTTGTTTTAAGGGATGGACTCTATACAAGCCCGCAATGACGCGACCATGTAATTCAGAGCGCTACTTTTTGGGAATGGGTCTAAGAGCCAATGTCAACAGTGGAAACAGTATAAAACTAATTACGGAGGCTCTTATACATATGGAACAACAGGCCGCAAAGGGTCTATTTCCGTCGGCCGAGTTGGCCTCCATTTTTACGCCAACTGAATTAGCCTACTTAGAGGAGCACAATAGAGTTGCTGTGGACTTACAGGTTCGGTACATTCAAAACGCTATTTTTTTGGCAAAAAATCCCAATGTCTGGAAGACGGAATGCTACGAAGAGGTCCTAAATAAATCGTATGAGTGGTGCGAATTTTTCGGGGTTTATGCAAAACCTAGAATCCGCATCTAATCCTTTTTTCCGTACTTCTCATACAGTCTTTTCCCCACGACGACTGAGGCCTCGTGCTGCGACAGGTTTCCCTTGTCCATATGCTGTAACATGGCCAACATCGTATTCAAATTACTCTGGTCATAGCCCTCTACTGCAGTGAGCATCTCAAAAAGGTTCTTGTACTGCTCGTAGAATTCTGGTAGGAGTTGCTTAATTTCTTCTACGGACCGATTCTGATTCCGATATTTTTCCACACAGGCTATCATTTTTCGAATGTATTCCACTCGCTCTTTTGCATTGAACGTATGTACTTCCGTTTTTGCGCGCTCTACAGCACTCTGAACGCTCTCTTTATCAAGACCAGGAGGACGATTTTGCATTCTACCATAAAATGTCGTTTTTACTGGCAAATTTATACGCTTCGCATAATAGATGGAAGGTGGGAAAAAAACAAAGACGATTATGCCGGATATACCAGAAAAAGTAGCGCGAGTTCGTTCTATTATAGGATCTGTTAAACAAATAATAATTAATAAAACCGAAACGTATAACGACAATGATGATGATGTACAGAACATAAATATTTTAAGAGGTGTTTTACAGCGTATAAAACAGTTTGGAATCAGTTTAAATATGATTTTAAGTGATAAAACAAATATAAATATAAAAGGTGTTAACGATGTGTATTTGTACTTTTTAAAAAATTCAATTGATTTAACAAAACTTTCGGATGAGGAGCGTAGTCTCTGTGAATATTATGTGAAATTGGACGTATTTATGTATCCATATAGTATACAAGTTGGACACATTAATTCTCAAGACTAAATAGAAATGCCTGATTGTAGACCCGGATATGTAGAAAAATCAAATTGGTTTGGCTTTCATACGAAATGTGTTCCCTCTTCTAGAAAACGTCCTAGAAAATCGTCACACTCTACTAAAAAAAATCACAATCGAGTCTATATACCCTCTATAAAAAGTTTGGCAAGACAGGCATGTCCTTCCGGCATGATTGAACGTAAGGGGTATAAACGTAAATACAGAGGAAGTATTCGCAGAAAGGGGTTTACGGTAAAACGTTCCGGAACAACTTATCGCGTTTATCCAAAGGCTCAATCCGCAACTATTGGCGCAACTTGCGTCAAAGAAAGTGGAAAGGAAAAGGGTGTACCAAAATCGATTGGTCCTCTGCGGAAAGGGGAATTGTCAAAATACGGTTATTCATTTAGGGATTCTAGCGATAAACGCCATACCGCTCTAAATAAGGCAATCAAGTCATACGGAGCCCTAGGTGTATTCCGTAAGTTGGATGCTGTTTTTAAACTATCCGAGAGTAAGGTTCCCCATGTTGCAGAAGTATTTAAGCGCGATCGTAATTGGGTTTATGAAAAATACAAAGTAGTTCAAAACGTAATTCAAAAACGCTAGAGTTATATCTTTTTATATTATAGAATCTAATGAAGTATTCTGTTGTCATTACTGGTTTAGCTCTACTTGTTGTTGCTAATGTTTTGATGGCCTATCGGTATTCTAGGCGTGAATATTTTCAGGCTACCCCAAATATGAAACCAAATCTTCCTACGCATGCCGCAATGACACAGGCCACTTCGGGTGGACAGGTGCGGGGAAATCTACAGATGGGTGAGGTGACGGCTCCGAACACTTCTACGCTCAAAGAGGGATTCAATACATTTCTTTTGTCAAACGCAGGCGGCGCGAAGGACAAGTATGAAGCTATTGGAAATTACGATGGTGTAGTGCTTTCTACGGGGAATAATGTTTCTACTTGGAGATACACTGCGCCCAATGAGAAATTGCTGGGCGACGAATTTGTTCCCGGCGACGATAACCTTTTTCTCTTCAAAAATAACCAGTGTAAGCCCGAATGCTGTGGGGCGAGTTTTAGTTGCGGTGGTGGATGCGTCTGCACGACGCCCCAGCAGAGACAATACTTGGCGAGTCGGGGTGGAAATCAAACGGCGCCAGGAGACAACCCTTGAACGGATGTGGGTGGCTCAATACGACCGGAGTATAACACGAGATTTCCTAAGTTTGAGAAAATGTGACACAGCATATGAAGGTACACCGACGACCACCTGTCGCCGTTCCAATATTTCACAGTGGCAAAATAATACGCAAAAATTCCGATTACCCATAGGATAAGACAATGGTTTATGAACTGTGCGTTGTATGCAACGTAGATTTGATAAACCATCATGCTTTTTACGGTTATCATATCGAAATAACGTCTCCATGAATAATCAGGTTTACGCCAATAATTAATGGAAGTCAGAAATACCATGCTTGGTACAATAATCAGTACGTAGTGTTTACGGTAGAGCGCATAGGCAATTGAAATCAAGATAGTATACGAGCTTTTGTACAACACCATGTATTGTGGTTCATCTAAAATTGTTTCCATCTCGTTATATACTTTATACAGGAATCACTTTAGACCAATGCCTACCGTGATGTCCATAAGTTAAGCACCCCACAAGGGTGTAGCTAACTTTGGCACATACCGGTACATCATGTAAGATGTGTGTATTATTTTCCCAAAAACCCATAGTATGAAAATATGTATCATTGGAGCAGGCGCATCCGGTATTCTTTTGAGTCTCCTTCTTCATCAGTTCGGAGTCGCAACACATGATTTCTGTATTATTGACCCACAATTTGACGGCGGCGATCTTCAGCGTAAATGGGCTAATGTCATCTCCAATACGCCCTGGTCGGCCACAACAGATGCTTTTCGACGCTGTTTGCCTTCTCTAGAACTCCCTGCGTGGGCAAAAGATTTGCGACCAGAGCAGCCGACACCTCTGCGCATCATTGCAAAATTATTGCGAGAACTTTTTCTCTCTCTCAAATTCCAAACAGTACGCGGTACGGTTGAAAAAGCCGTATGGAAACCGGAAAATGAGGGCTGGACACTATATGTACAATCCGGCATAGGTATTTCAGAATTGAATTGTCAGCGAGTACTTTTTGCGCAGGGGTCTATTCCGAAACAATATGATATTCCAATTCCGTCTATACCCCTAGAGGCTGCTCTTGACTCTGAACGCCTGAAAACGTATGTCAGACCCTCTGACCGCGTCATTGTGTTTGGAACAAATCATAGCGGAATACTCGTTCTCAAAAATCTTTCTTACGTGGGTCTGAAAGATATTGTAGGCGTCTATAAAAAATCGGGGCCGTTTATATGGGCCAGAGATGGTGAATACAATGGCCTAAAAATGGACGGCGCGACAATTGCGGACTCCATTGTTGCCGGAGAATATCCGTTCGTTCGCCTCATATCGTACAATGACGTTTCAGAAATGGTCAAGGCTTCCCGTCATGCCACATGGGTGATATACGCAACAGGATTTGTTATTCATCGTTCCGTTCGTGTTGTCGTTGGCTCTGACGATGTATCTATGGCGGAATACGATGCAAATACAGGGGTATTAAAGGGTGCTCCGAATGCATGGGGATTTGGAATTGCATACCCGAGTCAGGCTCCCGATGGAGTCCATTTTGACGTTGGAATTTCCTCGTTTCTAGAGCATTTTTATAGGCAAATTCCAACCATCATGGCTCATTTGTAATCTTAATGATACATAGAATGAGTTCGATGTTTAATTCGACAAATACTCTTACAGCAGCCGCCAATTCGGTTGCAAAGACAGCAAATTCTTTTTCCAGTACACTCACTACGGCAGTAAATTCTGCTCTGGGTAAAATGAATTCCGCAGTAAATTCTGCGATAACTTCAACATCCACCGCAGTAAATTCCGCAGCATCTACAGTGGCCTCAAGTGTACCGTCTGCAAATTCACTGATGTCCTTTAATAATAGTGGTAAAAATTCCGGTAATTCCGGTAATTCCGGTAATTCCGGCGCAAACAATTTCAAAAATATTTTTAATAATAGTGGAGCAAATAATTCACGAAAGAATGCAAACTTCCCCTCGACGGTAAACTCCTCGACTGCTGCATCATCAGGCATATCAGCTTATGGAATTTTTTTTGGAGTTTTACTATTCCTTATAGCGACATTTTTAATGGGCATGTTCATATTTAAAGATGAATTCGACATTGCGTGGAACTATCTCGTTGTATCTTTCCGGAAATTTTTTAACATGGATGCCCCAACAAATGAGCCGCCAATAAGTCCAGAAGAAAAAAAAGAAAAGGATGTGACGGATGCGCCACCCTCTTCTATTGAAATGGCCGCTGAGAATAAATCTACAGACCTTCTCAAAAAAATACTCCCTATGGGTTCTAAAGAGGTATTCAACGTGAGTGTAAATGACTATACATATTACGACGCCGAGCCGCTATGTCTTGCTCTTGGGGCAGAACTGGCAAATTATGAACAGGTCAAAGAGTCATGGAACAAGGGCGCCGACTGGTGTAATTATGGATGGACAAAGGGGCAGCTCGCAATTTATCCCACACAAAAAGAAACATGGAATAAACTCCAGCACGGCCCACCTGACCAGAAAGGCGCATGTGGACGACCAGGAGTGAATGGGGGCTACTTTGACAATCCCGAAATGCGATTTGGTGTGAATTGTTACGGTATGAAACCCGACCAGTCCGCAAACGATGAGCGCCTTCTCATGGAGAATGGTACGATTCCTAGAACTGCCTCTACACTCAAAATGGACAAGCAGATACAGGATATCAAAAACAATCTGGATACAATCGGTATTCTTCCCTTCAATTCTGAAAAATGGTCAGCTTAAACAGTCATTATTTCCTATATCCACCCCATCCTACGGCCTCCTCCAAATAGACATCCCCCCGTCGCTCATCAGCCATATCATCATCCAACTCCTGGTGCATCCGGTAATACAACACCTCTGTTTGCGGAGAATTGTCCAAATCCAATTGTCTCCAAACAAACTCCTCTATGTCAATTTGTCGGTCGCGCCCCCTATAAAAGTTCGGATCTACGTCGCTCCAATGTGTCCACGTGGACCAGAACTCGGTCCACGCTTTACAATCAATAGTATCGTCAAAATGTATGCGGTCTTCGACTGCGTGCTCTGTGTTATAGGGGATATCTGTCCACACACTTTTAAATGTTGAGCGGTAATAATTTACATACATTCCTCTTGCGATATATGTATATACCTCTGACAGATTTATTCCAAATGTATATCCATGCGATTCTACAAAGGGTATCAACCCTTCTTTTACGAACCTATGGAGTACGATTTTACGGGGAACGTGTTCCATAGCCCACCAAACCGGCTCGTCCAACCATTTGCGAATACGATTCTCTAGAACAGACATACGAGATAGGGGCTCGCTCTACTTCTATATGAGATAGAGGGACGACTTTAAGAGGGTTTTACCGCCAAGTATTTAACTTCGGCACACGCCGGTATTCTGGAAAACTAGAGTGCAGACTTTATTTTACCCAATGACCCGCTTTAACTTCAGGCTGTGCTCCACAGTCCGATTATCCTTAATATATTTGACAATCTCCTTCGTCTCGTCCCGCCGCCCCGCCGCCGTAAAATAGGAATGGAGCATCTCCTCCAACGAGGTAAATGTGAGAGGTTGCGTTATCTTATCATCCACAACTACTAATTTCCCTCCTGAAATTTGAATCACGGCCTTCTCGTGATTCGCGTCCTTGAGTGTGCGAAGAATCTGCTGCTCGTACAGATCACGCTCCTTTCGTACTTTTGTTGCTTCCCGGTTAAAATTCGCAACGGCCATATCTGAACGCACCCAGCCCTGCACCAGACTCGCGAAATTTGTCAAATCGATCTGTGTGTTCGCCATATCTGCCTAAGTGTCCGTTTCTTTTTCTACTAGTTTCACGAAGGGTATTTCCACATTTGTCCGAAATTTGAAAATCATCACACACAGAGTAACAATGACTGATATGAGAAGTAGCATAAACATAACACATATGAGCATGACATAAGGAAAAATCTTATTAAATATATAACTCAAAATCGGGTCTAAAATCTTATTGCGAATTGCGAATTGTATATGCTCCTTTTCAAAAAATTTCGTCATTCTTTCGGCAACAATGTCACTCCATACGTTCTCTTTTGGAATTATTTTATGTGTCGGAGTGCTTGCCATTCCTAATCCATTACACAAAAATAAAGAAGCATATAAAGCGCTTTAAATATAATACAGGAAGGGATGGAATTTGAAAGCCCAATAAAAGAGGGCCCAATAACCTACACGATTCCAATACGAACTTCAGTATATATGGATGTGAAATATATTTCTGTCGTGAGTGACTCATATACTACACCACCATCCGATCTTTTTGAATTTACATCGTATATCGCTAACATTGCGTCTTTGTACGAAGAATATTCTAAAAAGTGGTTCAATCGTGAAATTTTGTCTATTTTCTTTATAAAGAATCTTGCATATGACTGGAATTATATGTCATATAAGTCACATATTAATCCCCCCAAATATGAGAGTGTACCGATTGAAATTCATCAAATTTGGTGTCCGGTCAAAATAACTGTTGAATTAAATAAATTCACAATATTTTGGCATTTAATAAATAATGATTATAAGAAGTCTTCTCCGGAAGATGTGTCCACAAAAAAGTCCGAGGAGGTTCCATATTCAAAAAATCAGATTATGATAGTTCTCAAAAAAACACCCCGATCCGAATATCATCGTAAAATCCGAAAAGCGCGTCTTGCTGTTCTTGCGACTCAACTTCGGCTTAATGAACTTCTTTTAAGTTACGTCGAAAAATACGGGGAAATTAATGATGCGTCGGACACGGAATCTGTTTTATCGTTTGATTTTGAGGACAAAAACTATTCCGGATCTTCATTATCTCCATAAAAAATACGCTCCGTCTATTACAGAAGCACTGATGTCTGGTTCCAAAGTTGGCAACCTTCCCCCCCTCTTTGTTTTAGCAGCCCTTGCTATTGCTGTAGTATCGGTAGCCTATTTACAACCTAACTTTTTTGCTGGCCGCCCCGAAGGATTTAACTCCACTTTATCTGCGGCCTCTAACAACTCAACTGCGGCTGGAGTGAATTCTATGCCCGGACTGACTCGCCAGAATGCAGTGAGCAATGCGCCTGCAGTAGTCCCGACTCCTAAAAGGGAGGGATTTGAAGACCAATCCGGTCCTGCAAATTTTGGAAACGCCGAGGCTCCTTCTGGCTGTTATCCCCGTGACCAACTAACTCCCGGTGAACTTCTTCCGAAGGACCCCAATAGTATTTGGGCTCAACAGAATCCGATGGGTACTGGCAGCCTGAAAGGGAAGAATTTTCTTTCTGCTGGGGCCCTTATTGGTGTAAACACGGTTGGACAAACTCTCCGGAATGCAAACTACCAACTGCGATCTGAGCCGGCGAACCCCCAAGTACCCGTGTCTGTTTTTAATGTTCCCACTATTGAACCGGATGTAAATCGTCGTTCATTGGAAATTGCTTAAGTTACATATCATTAAACATTAGAATATTAAAGTTTACCGCACTCTATGCGGTAAACTTTAATATTGAATCTACTTTATTAATATTCCAATAGATGACCGACCTAGCATCGTCGTTACATTATGCACTAAATAGCACAAAGCAGTTTTTAGGACTCAGTAAATATAATATGACGCTCGTGAAAAGTAATGTTGACGGCCAGACCTATAATGTGCGTGATATGCCTGATAAGCAGGAAGCGGCGGACCTTATGGCGCGCACACGACTCAAAATGAAGAAACTGAAAATTTACGTGGAAGAAAAATTTCCTGACAAGCCTCAGGTGAAACAACTTGCTAAAAATTTTGACGCAGATGCTCATAGGCTGGGGGAATCAACACCCGATGATGAATTCACAAGTTTTAGTGTAAATAAGGGGGAGTCTGTACATTTTTGCTTACGACAGCGAGAAAATTCGGACGAATCTCTGGTAAATGAAAATATCATTATGTTTGTTGCAATACACGAAATGGGTCATATTATCACGGCAACTGTTGGTCACGGACCCGACTTTTGGAACAATTTTGCATGGCTTCTTGAACAGGCGGAAACATTAGGAGTGTACTCTCCACAGAATTTTTCTGCGCACCCAGTTTCCTATTGTGGGATGAAAATTACAGATGAGCCAAAATATGACGCATCCAAAGATGCTAGCGACTTTTCAATTGGAAAGATATCAAAGTGACTCACGAATGCGCCATACTTAGCCTACTTTTCTACATGTAAAGATAGGGGTCGCCATGACAACAGACATAAAATCGTTTCTACAGTCTTTATTGGATCCACAGCCAGTTGATTCATTTTTTTCAAAAAGTATCCCATCAGGTATATTGACCATAGAAGTTTTAGACACTCCCGGTGAACAACTAAAACGAATCACTTTAGAGGATATTTATCCATTTTCCACATTACTCGATATAAAACTTGCGATTTATAATAAATATAAACGCTCTGATAATGCGCACCCTAATTTTGTATTTTTGGGACGTGTGCGCACGGAAGAAACACCAACACAGCAAATTGAACCCGTAGATTATAATTGGTCAATCTCTATCACTCCGTCTAAAAATGTATTGTTAAATGACCCCATAGATTCTATTTTGAAAAAAGTTCCCGTAGATTCAAATTTTGTAGATTCTGTTGGCAATCGTAAAGAAGTTCGGCGAACAAATATGGAACGCACAACATTTGAGGAGAAATTCTCCTTAAGTGGTGAACCAAATTCTCTTCCAAAACTACGCGCATATTTTTATACGGCTTTGGAACAAATGATACCTGGCCAACGCCCTATAGGGGAAATTGACTGGAATGGTCGCCTTTATCCATATTTTCCAACACTATCAGTATCATCGCGCGTAATTACAGAGGCACAGAAGAATCAGGCGAAAAAAATTGCTGATAACTTCATTGTGCGATCCTTATTTTTTAAGCGTTTGGAGACAATAATAACTACTAGTCAAACAATAAAAGCGCCTTCAATTTCTGCAATACAATTTCTTCTTTTAAGTTTTACAAAACCCGTAAAAATTCCTGGCGTAGAAGTACTCTTCTATAAAATCCATGTGGACCAGCGAAAACCCTATATGCGTCTGATTCCGGTTCAAAATACACCTATTAGCAAAATTCACATGTTACCAAACAACGAACCGAATCTAGAGGACCCACGTTTACTTTACAGTTGGTCTCAGGAAAAAAACCCCACACCTGAGCGCGATTTTCTCATGGTGAAAATACTTCTTAAAAAACTGAGTGGAGATACTGTACCCTTTTATTCCACGATGCGTGTTTTAGATGACGGGACTGCTGATATAACTATAGAGCCGCCAAAGCCGTTGAAAAAACTGAATCCAGAGACAGACCTCAAAACACTGGGAGATAGTTTACAGGATGCACTTTCTTCATTTACATATCTCAACGAAGCTCCTGTTTTGAAAAAGGGGTTTTTTATTTTTGTAATAGATTTGAAGGGAGTTATACACGAACCGTATACAACATTAAGCTTGCGAAAAAAATTGCCATTGTTTGCGTCTATTTTTCAGGAAATTCCTCCTGCAGAGGGGATTTCGCCAGTAATTATGTTGCGCTATAAACTTGTTTCCAACTTCAATCGTGAAGATAGATACCAGCAATTTATTACTCAATACTGTACTTTGAATCCCATTCAAAAGGAAAGTGATCTTGCGACCCTAATTTCCGCAGTAATAAAGGAGTTTCAGATATCGTCGGATGATGCGCGCGAAGAGGTTGCAAAGAACTTGGAGAAAAAATCTGAAATTATTCTTGTGAATCCTGAAACAAAAGATTATAGTATGTATAACAATCCTGGAATTGATATCGCTATATACGCGAAACACCCTACGTATTATTTTCATATACACCGTGCTGACTCTTTGGAGTCAATCCAACGTATTATATCATGTCTGTCTATACTATTTTGTGCATTAGATAATGAAATAAAGGTTACGGAAGAGGAAATGCTCCGTTTTAAGACTGGTGATGACGAGTTCGAGCGGCGAGAAAATGAGAATGATGCTAATAATAATTTTAAAAGTATTGAAAATGACAGAGAGGGTGCGGAGGAGGCTCCTGAGGGTGCGGAGGAGGCTCCTGAGGGTGCGGAGGAGGCTCCTGAGGCTGCGGAGGAGGCTCCTGAGGGTGCGGAGGAGGCTCCTGAGGGTGCGGAGGAGGCTCCTGAGGGTGCGGAGGAGTCTGATTATTTTAAGAATTTTGTAATAGAAGAGGAGGATGGCCCTGATGCAGAAACATTAAAGGAATCCAATAATAATCCACCTGTTCCAGAGGTAACAGTAGATGCTGGTCAAACCGCACAACCAGGTCGATTTATTGTGAAACGCCCTTTACAAAAACTAGAGGGGGAAATTGTAGGAGAACCATTTGCAGAGGGGGGGCCACTCTCTGATAAAAAAAAGCCAGGATTAAGGGGGCGTTTACAAAATGCGCTAAGTTATTCTGCTGTACAAGCACCAGAAGCAGCAGCAATTGCGAAACAAAAGCCGATTACTCATTACAAAAGTTTAGACACGTACTTTTCAGAACGTCTACAAGAAACCGACCGAAAATTATTCGATTATCATAAAACAAATCCTCAACTCAGGGGTTATGTTTCACAGTGCGGAGCAAATCTTTCAAGACAGCCGGCAAGTCTCACACCAGAGCAATTAGAGCGTATGAAAGATGAATATAAAGAGGAGTTAGATAAAGGGACTATGCGATTCTATATTTTTCCTTTAGAAAAAGATGCGAAAAAACATCCATACGATGCAAATCCCGCTAAAATGGAGTATTATACTATTATGAGATACGGTTCTTCACCATCTAACCAAAACTACTATTTGTGCTCTAGATATTTTTGTGTTCGTGATGAAATGCTAGTACGTGAAGTGGAATTTCGCCAGACAAATCTCCGAAAAAATCATTACGTAAGACGGGTGGACGGAAACCTACGCAAAACAAAAGAGCCGAACACTTGCCCAATGTGTGAAGGAAAACTTGTTCAGAATAAAAAGAATCCTGGTGTAAATGAAACCGTTATGGAGCGTGTTGTAAAAGCTGGGACAGCTGAGTCTCGACAAATTTACATTGGATTTCTGAAAAAGACGGAACATCCAGACGGTCTCTATCTTCCGTGTTGTACGCAGGTTGACCAGCCGCGACGTATAGGAGATCCGCAATTTCCAGAACCATCGCAAGATATCTTTGCTGCTAGAGAAGCTGTAAGAGCAATTGGGCCCGTAGAAGATACTGGTGCACCTAGCGTACAGGCAGAAGAAATTGTTCAAAAAATAACAATATCATATGAAGAAACCATTCTTCAGGCACGCACAGCCTATATTTCTGGTATGGAAAAGATCCCTTTAGACCCTGCTTTAAGGAGATTCAAAAAGGTTCGCAAAGATAAAACAGGTGCGTTTATAGAAGAGGGTGATCTAGGAAGGCTGGTAGAAAATTCCCCTCCTCAAATTGGTCTTCTTCCCCCCGAACTGAACGAGTATTTTTCACAGAATCCAATCGAACTTGTGACTCGTACGGGGAACCAGAAACTTGTACCGAATTCCAAGGGCTTTTTACGAATTGGTGTTGAAAATCGAAACCGCGCAGACTCCTTTTTAGCCGCCGTAGCTCCCTTTTTCCGTTTCAATTCCGTTGCTGACCTCAAGGACGCTCTCAATGATATTATTCAACCCCGTCTGTTTTTGGGATTGAATTTTGGAAATTTGATGTTGGAAATGTACGATCCGACTTGGATTCCTCGCATTCTAAAGCACACAGGAGAGCCACCGACCGATAATGAACTTAAAGAGTGGGCAAAAAGTGATTTAAAAGTACGACGGTCTCATGAGAATGAGGATTATATTCTTCGCGCGTATTTGTCCTATGATAAATTCATTTGGTGGTTATTATCGGATAAAACCGACAAACATTATCGTCATTTTGCGCACTTTTTTTCATTGCCGGGTATCATGAATGTTGGAGTACGAAAATACGCGCTTACAGGAGCAACTTTTCGTGAATTTCGGCGTCCTGGAATGCTTTTTATTGTTCTTGAAATTCTAAAAACAGGTGAACTTAAGGTACGTTGCGCTCCGTATCCTATAGGGAATGAAAATTTTCTTCGCACAGACATCGGTTTTCTTTTAAAAGACCCGAATGGAAACTGGGAGCCGATTTTCTACTACAATAATAATGCTCTGTCTGAGGATGAAACTAATCAGGCTCAATTTTCATTTTCTATTTCGCAAAAAGGAAGTTGGCCAAAAGAAGTAACAGAACGTCTCGAAGAATACAGAACCATGTGTTCTACCCGCTCAGGGGGGTTGGGAATTTACACAAGTAGTCTTGGGTTGAATTCACGAAAAGTTGTTCCGCTACTTCGCGTGAAAAATGTTTTGGATAAATATGAAGATATAACACTTATAGGCCTATTAAGAGATTCTTATAATCATGTGGCCGCTCTTGTATACCAGAATGAAATGGGTGAAAAGGTTGCAGTACCCGTAATTGAAGACGGAATAAGTTATTCGTATCACCAGGATGTTCCAGAGCGTATGAGCGACGAAGAACGTCCTCAATTGACACTCGTTTTGGATGTGAAAATTATTTTAGATTGGGATGATTATATAGCGGCTCCATTAAATCAAGTTGTTCGTTTTTACAAAAAGTATGTGGAGCCGCATTTTCCAGAACTATACACAGTTCAGCGGTCTGTAAAAAGTAAGGGGACCGGTGAAATAGTGGCCGTACAATTGAGTAATGGACTCTATATCCCTGCGAAACCTCTGGAGAAGGGTCAGAATGTTCCTGAATTTCCGGATAAAGATTCGCCCAAAGAAATTCATGAAATGGAATGGGCAATCAACAAACAAATTATTGTGGAATCTACAACACCTCTGGAGGATATTTTAAAATCGGATGAAATTAGTACGAAAAATTTCACGGAAAGTTTTGAACATCTGCGCATAACATTTTCAAATTGGCTGAATTCCGCGGAGGGGGGGGGAAATTTTCGAAGAGAGTTGCATGGAATAATTGTAAACAGGAATTTACCGCTCTTTGAAAAGCGGAAGCGCATCGCAATTAAAATCACCCCCCTTATAGAGAAGTGGATTACCGATATAGATGAAGAAGCGCCCAGACAGGCAAGTCTTCTTCGCGTAGACTGCTATGGACGTAAAAAAGAAGAATGTAATAATACATGTAAATGGGTGGAAGATACAGAAAGTACAGAGCATAGTTGTCGCATACATGTACGCAAAAGTGAAGGGGATGAACGTATGTCGGCGGCAAATATAATGATGTACCGTCTCATAGATGAGTTGATACGTTTCGGAAATCGTCGCAGAGAAATATTTGAGAAGCGTGTGTCACAGTTGGCTATTATTGATGACCCTATACGTATAGGGGATCAGTATATTATACCCGAAAAATCAGTTATTTGGACGGAAATGCTGCGAATGGAATGGACAAAAAAGACGGAAGAGACTCCTGTCTATTTAGAGGAGATGCGTCGTGAAATCACGGAAGCCGATAAAAATCCGCCAGCCCCTGTGACTGAAATCACGGCTCTTCCAAAAAATATAGAGGATTGGTTGGGAAAAACAGACCCCGCAACGGCGCGCCTACGAATGTATCCGTCTCCTACGGGAACTTTGAAACCACTGCTGACGCTCTTTAAGGTGACGCCCAATTTACTTGGGCTTGCTGAGGACGCAAAGGAACTTACAAAAGACGCACTTAAGAACTTAGTGAAAAGGGCGCGATTACCTGTGCTTCAATATGATATTCGTAAAGAAATCAATCCTCAGACGAACCCTATAGGCGTACAAATTGCTCGTGATCAGGAAATCGGCTATGCTATTTTTGTGGTGGGAGAAACAGGTCCTTCTATACTTGTTACCGATGTAGAAGCGCCGGCCCTATTAAATCGCGCGGAACTACCCGAGAAATTCAAGGAATATTTAGAGAAACCTTTAAAAATGGGGGCGAATAACTCTAAAGTATACCCGGTAAGCAAAATATTTGCGCCGGGAGTCTAGATGTTGCAGCAAACTTTGTCCCACCATTCAGGTTTGTTAAGGACTGCAGTGTAATGTTTGTATTCAAAGCCAGTGTGGAGCCATTCCCACGTTCCTTCACGTATATCCTCTTCCCGCTGCCATTCAAGATTTTCAATGGCAGTGTCTGCCTGTTCTTTGGTATTTGGATAAATGCTATGAATTAAAGAACCACCAACCCCATTGCGCATCCACGTAGTGAATATGAGATATTTGGCGCAGGCATAGCGGAGATTTTCACAGTGCACTTTTAATTCACTAATGCGGGGATCCGAAGAATCCTCCGCATTAGTGAAATCTTTCAAGGCAGCAATTGCCTTATCCCTAAGAGCAAGCCGCGCGGCCATCATCACCTCCTTGTTCGGATTTCCACTATAGGCTGCGCAAGTAGACCAAGAGCTCATGTTTGGATTAAGAGTGGGGGGGTGTCGGCCGGTTCAATTTTTATGCACATCACGGTACATTTACGACAGCATCCGCAAAAGAGAGATTAGGTATTGATTCCAAGTAGGTCTACTTGTACCTCGTCATTTTTTTTACTGTCTTCTCTAATATTTTCATAAGTTCACTAAGTTGATTAGTAACTCGTTTATCCCCATGATGTATATGTTAGTAATTTCTGAACGATAATCAATTTCTCCTGACATACCCACCAAGAGGCCTAAACAATCCTTCAATTTTTTATAGCCGCCTTGCGCGCAGCGAGCATATCTTTAATTTCTTCGTCCATCCGGTTTAACCGAAAGAGCTGGTAATTCGTATTGTCCGGATGGAAAATCACAATACACATGTCTGAGATGCGCAGACCGTAATATGTTTCTAGAAACCAACGATATGTATTTAGCTGCAGTGTGTAATGCCAATAATTAGAATTCGGCAAATGCTCCACCGGCTCATGACCGTTCTCCCAAGGATTATCCATTTTGATTTCCTTAGATCGCTTCCAGTCATAAATAACATAGGAATCATCTGACTTCCGGTAGAAGACCATATCAATAGAGCCGGCGAGTTTATACTCCTCGCTCCATACTTCCCATTCGGACCTATAGGGAACAAGGTCCGACCCGACATCCCGCCAGAAATTCTGAAAGAACTTCCACTCCTTCGTCAAGAGTACATTCGGCTCTACTAATTCCGGATGACTGTGAAAGAATTGCTCTATTCCAAGGTGCATGGCCGTGCCCTGAGAGGATGCTGCCCGTCCATTTGCGTCCCACTCATCCTTTATTTGTTTCGCCGTCTTGCCGAAATATTTATTGTTCGGCCATTTCGAAGATGCCATCATTTTTGCAATAATTGCATCTGCGTCAAAATGCGGAAACACGTTGTGAATGAACTTCGTGCAACTTATCCAGCCCTTACTTGTCCCATTTACAGTGTATACGTGCGTGGGCTCGTCAAAGAGTATACTGTCGTCTCTCGGGTGCTTGTTTTGGAATGAGAGTTTTTGCCAAGCTTGCGGCATCTTTATGTGAACTTTGCGATAAAACTTTAGGCTGATTATTCTTGTATAATTTAGAATGACCGATACTATTATTGGATATGCTCTTGCGTACTCTGACGAATATTATGAAGGACCCTCTATTTTACCGCACATGGCAGTAATGCCACGTAGAATTTATAGGACGATTGAGGCGGCGGAGGCAGCGCTTGAAACGTGGAAAAAGAAATTGCCCACATTTCAACCGATTATGTACGGCGAAGTGTTTCCCTATGATAAAACGACGGCCAGAGAGCAGATTGCGAAAAAAGGGTATGCGCTTTATGGGTCGACGGTGCATGAGGTGGACGATGAACCCGTGCGCTACGGGGTTTATATATGTGCGTTTTACGTTGCTTAATGCTATTAGAATATTGCGGATAATAAACCTATTAACGCAATACAAAAAATAATAATTAGTCCAAGACTTGAGATAAAAATTGCCCCACTATTGAATATCATTAATACTCCTAATATAGCTTTAATTACAGTATACCCATTGGGATTATTTATATAATCAGCACCGAGTGTTGTAAGATACAGGATAAACATAAAAAACAAGGTGATAAATAGTAAAATCCCCCCGACTACTGTGTTTCCTGTTATGAAATTTCTAAGTATTCCTATAAAAATAATAGGAAACATCGCATACTTTAAAAATACTTCCATAAGGCTCATTGCGCCTTTTGAAGGTATAGTCCCCGTGGACTGCCCTCCACGCAATCGTTTCATCTTCATCCCTATTATATATTACTAAAATCCCCCGAGTTCCATAATGTATTTTCCAATACGATTCTCACCCTCTATTTGCCCGGTACTTCTGTGGACTCCGCCGAAATTGCTGGAATTCGCGCCAGGCGCATAGTAAAGGAGGGTCTTGCCCTTGTCTCTCGCAGCCTCCACGATTTTCCGAAATCGCTTGTCCTTTTCCCAACGCTGACGTAGTCCCTCCTTGAGTATCTCATCTTTCTTGGACGCCCATTTCGCCTCATCAAATGTTGCGTTGCGACGCTTGAATGCAGATGGGCGAATCTCATCGCGGACTTCAGAGTCTTCCTCTTTTAGAAGACGCTGGTCGCGCTTTTCGGGAATGGGGATTTTACCACCTTCGGACTCGTCAACGCGAATACGAATGAATTTTTGATGAATGGATCCTTCGCGGCTAAAGACGGTAGTCGCAATATCAGGCATATTCGATGCGAGCCTGTAGCGCATGGCTGCGAGATAGTGATTCATTGTCGGATATATGACGCCATCAACTTCGGGGTCTTCAATAGGAAAGGGGGCCGTAGGAGAAAGCCATTTGCCAGCACCTTTGTCGTTAATACCGAGAAAGTCTTTTTCGACCGCGTCAGTATGAAATTGGAATAACTCACCTGTCGCATAGGTCGTTTCTGCGGGAGTTGCTTGTCCCGGTGCTACCGGAACCGTTCGTCTTACTGTCACATCTTTAGTGGCTAAGGCTTTTCTTGCTTTTATTGCGGTATTCAGCGCAGAAACTCCCGCAGTAGGTCCAGCAGGCTGAGCAAGTACAGTAGGTCGAGCAGGCTGAGCAACCTCTTCTAGCCCTTCCTCATTACTCTCTTCTTTACTCTCCGCATCCTCTTTTAGTCCAGGTGGATGCATACTCTCCGCAACACGCTCTCGCAAAGAACGTACTCCAGTATTCTCTGCAACCGCTGCGGCCACTTCGTGTTTTCTCTGAAATACAAACCATCGATTCATAAAGGAGAATTTTCGAACTGCATCCGGCATTGTATATGTGTTCCCTCCCTTCTTCGCAGCATCCCACGCAAGATCAAAGGTCGCACTACTCTCAGAAAGTTTGAATTGTTTCAGTGCGCCCGGACTCAACGGCTCACATCCAATAGACGCCATCCCTTCCACAAGAGTATCATAGTTCACCAAATATTCACGCTGATTAGTACCAATCGTCACGAAATTCACATCCACAGCAAGGCCAAGAGATTCTTCACCAACAGGCAAATCCTCCGCCTCATACTGCTTCGTAATAGACCAGACCAAAGAATCCTTTTCTGTGCCAGAAACACTCGAGCCACTATCGGTTGAACGTAGAAGTTCAAAGACCTTCTTACCATCAAAGCAACAGCCTATAAAGTACCCACCAATCTTCAAATTCTCCGCAACATTTTTCAGGAATCCTGCGAACGTTTCACGCGTCTCAAAGAAGTAATGAATTGCAAACATACAACTCATACAATCGGCGCGCGTTTTTAGCCGACTTGCTGCCGTCGTTTCAATATATGGTGGCAGTGTTCCAGAAGGCCGCACACGCCCAAGGACACTCCGCAGAATATTCTTCTCTTCGTCGTTAACACCCGCATCACCGTTCGTGTAATTCTTCGTAGAGTTCCCAATCGCAAATACCATTGGCGGAATCGCCTCTCTTCCCGTCATTATTTGTCGCTCCAAATATCGCCTGTAAATTCCGTCTTTTTCCCCTGTAATGTTCGGACCCGAATAGTCTACTCCAAGTACAAACGAAACATTGCTACGTATCCAAATACCTAAATCTGCACCTACACCACAAGCCATATCCAATAGAGTCTTCCCTGTTCCATGTAATCCGATCCTGTAGAGGAGTTTTTCCTTAATAAACCTGTTATGAAAATCGCGCATTGTCCGTGTAAGCATGTGGTCCTCTACCGGCGCCTTTTTCCGGTCGTAATACGCGTCCTTTCCTCCCGCAACACTCTTCAGTGCATTCAATTCCGCCTGTTCCTCTTCACTCGGATCGCCGTCTCCTGTGCGAATCATATGTGTCGTAATCGGGTCATAAATTGTATTCCATACACTTTCGGCCGCTTTGTCACTGTTTAGAGTGCGTCCAATTGTTCCACCCTGAAATCGCTCTGTCTTATCCGAGCGCACCCGTAACGGCGTCCAGCGCCAACCGGGCGCCTCTTTCGGGTCATATGACATTTCCACGATTGTCCTGTCTTGAATCGGCTCCCCCTCGTGCGTTTTTACATACGTTTCTCCAGTGTCAGGGTCTATTTCCACCGGCAAATAGCAATAACTAGCCATCGTATCAGGAAACTCCTTTGGAGTGAAAAGTACAGGCTTATACTCCCCCTTTATTTCGGACCCCTTCATCATTCGCTCGGGCTTGGGCAATTCCAGTTCGTTCATTACTATACTACGAGGATTCACAATAGATGAGCCAACGAAAAGGCGGAGCGTCTTATAACTCACCGTTTCATTTTGACTAGGTTTCACCCCCACAGTAATCTTATCCCCCGTTTTCTCCGCCCCCGTCTTTTGAAATTTCACCAGAAAATCGACCGTATTATCACGCGGCGGCTTCCATTTGAACTGTTCATAAAAGGTTGAACCAGCCGTCGCCGGCAGAGGCTTTGCATTCGGTGTAAAGATGAGTCCATCTGTGTAATATATTCGCCCCAAATCTAAGACGCGCGCAGCTGCGCGGAATATGCTAAGTTCGTCACCCCCGCGAGCAAATACAAAGTCTTTCATGGATACCTGCATCTGTATTGCGGATGTTATACCTTTTACCACATGCGTAGGCCCTGGCGGCTTGTTCCATGTAGCCAACCATTTCTCCATTTGTCCATGACGACTTTGGAGTTTCGCCTCCACCGCTGCCATATAAAAGGGGAGTTGACTCACATCCTTCTTGTCTGCCGCAAAGAAGATGTCAAACACGAGATACTGCTGAACTGGCTCCTTGTCGCGCGTCTGTGTGACCCACTCACCATCGAGTAATGACTCGCGACACTCGGGCTGTTTTAGACCGGTTCTATAGATATTCCGCATGCTCATATCAATCAGAAAGAGTTCACCAGACCCGTTACAGTAACCAAGACAGCGAAGACCGTCGGCCTTGTCTGTGACATTATAGCCATCACGGATATTTGGCTTACCCCGCTCCCGCTCCTTTGAGAAATTCTCCTTTTGAAGTGGAATTGGTGCTGGTCCACGAAATACGTCGGAACCTACAAGTAACTTGTAGGAGTCCAGAACTCTACGAACGGTTGATTTTCTTATAAGAACCACGTTCTTTTGAATACCGCGAAGTACCTCTCCAACTCCACGAATAAGGCGCTTTGTAGCTGATTCTAGCGTATCACCCGCCATTCGCTGAAGTTCCACTTCAATCTCGTAAATGGGCGCTGCCTGCATCACATTCTGGTCACGATACTTTTTTTGCCAACGGAAATTTCCTCCAGAGACTTTCTTTGTACTTTTTACAATCGACATGTCAATCCGAATACCGGTGTCCTCAAATGTCCAGCGCCGAATGATGCGAAATGCCTTCGGCACATCGGCCCACGAGGCGAAAAGTTTCTTTACGGCCGCATCGTCGGTGCCGAGTGGTATTTCTCTGCGGGACTTGATGCGGAATCCGTATTCGTCTACATCCACATTTTGAGCTTTTACGCTGCGGTCCTTAATCATGGCGACAAACGGTTTACCCGCCATAGTATCGTCCCGACAATATTGCTGAATGACTCCCAGTCCGTTCAATGAAAATCGGATATTCTCTTTTGTCATCACTGTCATAATATCCCCTTGCGGAAGACTGCTGTAGCCCTTTGTCCGGAGCCTTTTCGCAACGTTCAGAAAAGTCGTCATATCTACTTGGCCACTTTCTCCAAAGGTTGTTTCTAGTTCATGTTCGGGGTTTATAAGCCATTCATTTACTTGTGTCTGAATCGTTTTAAATTCTGCAGCCGAGAGTTCCATCTGACCGCAATTCTATTTCTCTGTAGATGTTTCCCTTTGGGCGCTTCAAATTTTAGAGGGGGGTGTTTTCCCCTTTGCTACCGCCAAATACTTAACTTCAGCCGATCACTGTAGATTGCGTTAGACGTTATATTCAGAAAACTTCGTTAGATTCTGAATGGCCTCAACGCGACCAATCGCTGAGGCATAATCGGCTTTTTTTGGTTTTTCAATCCGAAAACCAGAACTAATATTCATCTTCCCAAAGCGCCCCTTCAAATCCTCTAAGGTTCCGTCAGCGACCGGCCACTGAATACGCCAGTTTTCAAGTTCACGCTTAGAAATCCAGGTACCAAGTTCCTTTCCTACGGATTCCTCACCTGTTTTGTGAAAAATGGCACGAGAACCGAGAGAAAGGGCCCAGACAGGGCGCGTAGTGGACCAGACTCGAACATCTTCCGGAGACCAGGAAACTTTCTTATTTGCTTCATCCACAAAAACAAACTGAATCTCGTATAAGAAAGCTAGCGCATCATTCAGTTCCCGTGTATTTTGTGGGGGGCTAGCATCTGCAGATTGTTGGGCGACGAGCTGCTCCATAATCTTCTTTCTACTCCACCGATGCCCTCGTAACTCTCTTTCTACTCGCTCCTGCAGCCCTATAATGCTTTCTCGTAGAATCGTCTTGCGAACGGATAACGAACCTGCGCGGAATTCCGGATTCGTTTTCCAAAGGATGGCTGCAACAGGGCCCGGAGGCTCCAAAGGCGTTGGAACCCAACCACACACCGTAGACGGAATTTCATCAGTCTCGTTCGTATCAGAACAGACTTGAATAGAAATAGGGAAGACTGTTTTTTCGATGTTCGGATTCGTTCGAAGGATTTCTCGGAGAGGTTCGTTCATTCTTACATGTAAATATAGGCCGTGTTTTAGACCACTATCCCTACAGTAATGATCTAGGAATCTAGGCTAAGTTAGGTACCCTACAAGGGTGTACCTAACTCTGGCATATACCTCAGTTAGCATATCGCGGTAACTGTTGCACATTCCGGTATTACTGTATATTTTCCTGCGCAATACGCTCATCTTCATCACGAAGACTCTGCTCAATACGAATTTTTTTACAAAAATTTAAATAAACAATAAGTTCATCAAAAACTTCGGCAGACACCTTTGCGAGATCAAAAAAGATACCGTTACTATTTTCAGAATATTCTACTTTATTCTTTTTTATAATTTCAAAGACCTTTAGATACTCGGTCTTAGATAAGAGTTTTAAATCCATAAGCATCTGTTTTCGTAATTCATAATCTTTGTTTGATAATTCCATCTATTTGTTGCCTCGCAATTGAAATCGTTTCTTTGACGCAGGTAACCCACTCTCTTTCATCTCGGATTCTTTTGACTCGGACTCGGCCTCTTTTGTCTCGGACTCGGCCTCTTTTGTCTCGGACTCGGCCTCTTTTGTCTCGGACTCGGCCTCTTTTGTCTCGGACTCCTCTTTCGACTCCTCTTCGGACTCCTCTTCGGACTCCTCTTCGGACTCCTCTTCGGACTCCTCCTTTTCAGCGAGAGCGGCAGCAACATTATCACTCCGTTTTAAGAAAACGCCTACGCTTAGAACATACGGGTCGTTTACCTGAAATCTAGATTTTTTTATTTCCACAGTAATTGTTTCTCCTAACTCTATTAAATCAAATTCATCTCTCCCAATATTTCCATCACGCGGAATAATAATACGAATTGCATCCCTGTAATTTAAATACAGACCCATTTTATTCTTACGAATAACTTCTGCATCTAAAATTGTTTTATCAGAAGGGTTGAGTACCTTTCCCTCTGCTTGAACATGAAACAGCACATTTCCAGTAAAACGCCCTTTATCTATAGCCCCCATAGATCTAGATAAAATGCGCACACTGTCTAATACGACAAATCCATGTCTAGAGCATCTCCCTTCCAGACGAGCACGTAATTTCCCCTCTAAAAGCGTATCTAATCCTTTAATTTCTGAGCGAAGATCTTTTGGAGTCAATGAAACAGTCTCCTCAAAGACTGCAGTATATTCCATTCACTCTACTTAATAGTAATTTGTTCCTTAAGTCTAATCAAATTTATATTTTTCCCATCTATTTTAATTTATGTTTCGTCTTAATTGCAGCAATCGGTCTATAAAAATATCGTAATCGATTGTGCTGACGTTCCATTTTATCAACCATTCTTAAAATTATATTTTTAAGAGCACATGCCTTGAACACATTCTGAAATTTCCGTATATCCTTCATTAATTTTTCACGCTGTTTTCTCTTTTCCTGTTCTATTGGTGATAAAGCATTGTCGTCCTTTTTCTTTTTAGGACCTCTCATTGCGTCCTGTGTGCGCCCATCTTTCTCATTCAAAATTTCGTCAGATAAAAGAAATTGTGGATAACCAAGTTGTATAATAATATTTCTTATTTCTCTCAGTTGTTCTTTATGCCCATCTATTGTACTTACATTTTCACACTCTTTCCCCTTTTCAGGAATTTTTCCCTTATTTACAGGTCTATCATTTGTTTTTAAAACGAGTTTTCCCTCTTTTATCTTAGGCAGAATAAATCCATATATAGCACCGGTTGTTTCCCTGTTTGCTTCTAGACCATTTATAGGGTCTGTCTTATCTGTTTCAAAAATGTTTGCGACTGATTGACTACATCTTTCTTTTCCACACATATATTCAATTTGACCAGTCACAATATTTATGTAACGAAATGCAGTTGTTCCATCTTTATTTATCTCCTGTTCTAAAACGGCGCGCTTGAGTTCATCACTATTATTTTCCGCTTTGAAAAAAATGGAAATCTGTTCCGATACTTTTATACTCTCATCCCAAATTATTTCTAAAAACACGTCTGCTAAAACATTGCGATACCTTTCTCTATCTGCATCCGATGGAATTTCAGGCGAATTGCGAATATTATCGTACATCCACGAAATCATTGAAAGTATATTGAATTCACGTTTATACATTTGGTCAGTGTATCGTTTATTTAATACATCAATAATCTCTGGCGGAATGTCCAATGGCGCCTCTCCCGACTTTATCTGTTTTGCCCATTCTATACAGGTATTCCAATAGAGTTCTGCTGTATTTGTTTGAGGTTCCTCTTGTGGAGCCAAAGGTACTGCTTCCTGCGGTGGGGCGGCTACTTGAACATCCGACGTAACATATTTGTGCTTTTTTGGAATGTAACTGTCCTTACCAATAGGCACATCTGCAATACGCAAAGCAAGAGGAATTCGTACATCTGCAAGACGAATTGGTTGAAATAGATAGTAACCATTATTAAATCTAATATAACCCTCTTGACCTTTTATAAATAAACGAAATGATTTGTTATTTATAATATTTCCTAATAGTATACTTGTAGCAATACTAGGTATTCCCGCTTCTCTAAATGCGTCTGATAATGCTTCTAATTGAATATTTGGCTGCTGCTCTTTTTCAAAAAGAAGTTTCATAATTTCTTTTATTTGTGATTCTCGCCAGCGCATTGCGTATTCATCATAGGTTGACATGTCGATTTTATCCCTTTCTAAAATACCCTTTAAATCAACCGGTTTTGCACAGGTATAAGGGCACTCCATCCAATCACAAATACTCGTATATGGTGTATCATTGATGTTTATTTTCTTCCCTTTAAATTCAGGGTCTTCATCATCTACTCCACGCAGTTTTCCTTGAGAATCCTCCAATTTATCCAAAGGTTCCAAATCATTCACATAATTTGCAGAAATATTCAAATTACAGTCGAGCGCGTGCTGCTTTAACACTCGAGTTACACTACCAATTGTTACAGCTTTATTCATTGCAATACGGTACATATACAAATCAGCCGTTTCTACTGCATCTTTTCCATACATATTTACGAGTAAATGTATTGTACAATTTCGCTCCAATGGTTTTAAAAGGCTGTGACTACAAGTACGCACACCACGTCCGAGTACTTGCTCCATTTTATTCAGATGAAACCAACTATCAAATATGTATATCTCGCGCACAAAGCGTAAGTCTATACCCTCTGATGCTACCTGAGAGCCAATAACCACTTTCACTTCCTTTCCATAAAGATTCTCCTTGGCTCTTGCAGCTTTTATAGAGGCTGCATTATTGGGAGAATATCCGACCTGTCCAGTAAGAAGTACGTATTTTGCAGGAGTGAATGGATGCGCGCGTCCCGTGTGGAGTTTTTCACGATATTCACAAAATGCACACTGACGCCCAAGTACACCCAAATTCGGATTTGTCAAAAGCGGCCTATTTATTCCATATGGTGTGTATCCATTAGCCTCCAACGCAATTGCCATCGGTAGAGCACCTGATTTGATAAACCGACTGTATATAAATATAACACCTTTGGCACTTACAATACGATTTAAAATAAAGTCAGCCTTTGGAGATGCACGTTTCAAATCACCGCGTTTGAGCCAACTAACATCCTCTCTAGATTCATATTGAAGAGCCATACCTGTTTTCTTTTCATTAAAAGTATTCTCAAAACCGACATCGCGTATTCTTGCGCTAAGTTCCGTATCAGAATCTCCTGGAAATAACCAATTCCCTGACTGAACCATTTCGTCTATACTTTGAAGCCCCAGACCACCACTCTTTTCAATAACAGAATTCGCAATTGTCTTTATAATCTTCAATTCATCTCCTTCAAAGGAAACTGGAATAAAAGGTAAATTCAATAGAGTCTTTTTCCGAATTTCAACGGCAGATGGTTCCATATTGAGTTGCTTTCCCTGAGGGTCCTCTGTGGGCCATTCCAACAGTGTCGGTACATCTCTTGGATGAAGGCGGACTGGAAATGTTAAAGGATTCTCGCCACGCATAAAACTCAAATATGCACTTGAAACTTTTCCGAGAATCTCCTCCCCGCCCTTTATGAATTTTCCACTCGGACTAAAAATATCTTTTTCTGAAATTGTCACCCTTTTATCGTTTATTAGTAATAAATTCAACAAAAATATAATTTCCCTGTGATGATTATACATTGGTGTTCCCGACAAAAGCATTAGTTTCATACCCTGAACATCCTCTAACATACGAATAAGTACGGGTGTCAGACGCTTTCCCGCCTTTGCCTCTGATATATCATTTTCAATATCCGGGCTGTCTAAGTTGTCTTCTTCGTTTTCACCAGGCGCATCACGTAAATTATGTGCCTCGTCAATAATGACTAACTTACCATCAAATGCGTGCCTCAAAGCCTTTGTTTGCTCTTGGCGATTCCGAAGAGGATTTCCGGTTTTTTGTACGGAATTTATAATATCTTGAATGTGTCGGCCAAATTGAATATAACCAAAAATTTTGTACCTTAAATTTATAGATTGCGATATTCTGCGTATAATAAGTCCTTTATCACTATCGTACTCCGTTCCAGTCCGCTTGATATAGGAATCTCCTGTACAACCATTCGCCGAATTTGCAATAGCTCTGTCTTTCGGTATAACAAGACTTTCCTCATCAAAGATTGTCCTACGAAATCCGGGCTGAATATTTCTGGGCGCAACAATATATACGACATCTTTAGGATTTAGAAGAAGATATTCTTCTGCTGTTGTAATAGCAGCACAAGTTTTTCCAACTCCTACACCATGATAGAGAAGCGTTGATTGATATGGTGACTGAGGTGAAAGAAAACGGCTAATAAACCGTTGAACAGATGTAAGTTCGAACTCCTGCTCTGTATCACATAAATTATCACCACGTTTCTGTGCGCTCCGCAATCCCTCCTGCATATTTTCAATAAACTCTTGTTTTTTTATAAGTTTTTCTGTGAAATTCGGATCATCAATATCCGGATATAGACCAGCCTCTTTTTCCCATGAATTCATATGATCTGATGGAAATAATTTCTTATCCTGTAACACGCGTAAAAGTTTGTCTCGTTTTTCAAAATCTTCTTCTGTTTCCCATACTTTAATTATTTCATCGGGACTCAATTGCGCATAATCATCCATCTACAATGTATGCATTATTTTATGAGTATTTCTCACCGCATCTATAGCCAGGTAATTAGACCTATTCATTTGTCTAATTACTTGACGGTAGTAATGTGCGCATTAACTAAATACACCCCTAAAGGCTACTTATTTAATGCGCAAATCAGGGTAACGTTTAGTAGTTAATCTTTTCGTTCTAGCTATCAGATCCAAATACTTAATTTAAGTACTTGGCAACAATCTAGATCTTACCAGCATACGCCGTTAAAGGACATACACGGTAATACTTTTTTTTATAGGCGTTTATCGGCTCATTACCAAGACGTAGGCTGCAATATTTCCTCAGTAAATTATTCACACGCAAAAGAATTTCCCTTTTCTCTGAATTGTCCGGTCGTATTAAACGTAGACCGTCATCCATAGAGCACCAACGCAAATCACCAATTTCTTGCCGCATATGAGGATTTGTACTGTCGTATACAATCTCCTTTCCTTCTGGCGCATAAAATATATAATATTTATGACAATACTGAATACGATTGCTTCCAAAAAAGAGTTCTTGTATTGGCTCCATATTTTTTACAGGAATAACATCTGTTTCTGTGAGTCCAGTCTCCTCTTTTAATTCTCTTAGCGCACAGGAATACTCTGATTCACCAATATCTCGTCGTCCTTTTGGAAATCCCCATTCCGGAGTTGACCATTTTTGGACAGTCTCCTGTATGATTTCCTCTAAACTAGGAGTTCCTTTACGCAAATTTTCTAATTTTACTCTGGATGTTTCTTTATCATTACGGTAGTTATTTGAAGCCTCTACAGGCGCTCCCCACAACTCTTCCCACAAAGTATCAAATGGAAGAGTCAAAATACGCTCCTGCTCGGATACTGTCATTCCGCGAATCTGTTGTTTAATATAATCGTAATCAGTTGGTTTGTACTTTCCACGTAAGATATCAATAAATCCTAGACTATCACGCCGCTGAATAAGTAAGTATTCTATATTAGAGTTTGGAACAGTTTCTAAACCAGTGATCACCGTATCTGATGATAAAAGTGATTTTGCTTGATTCCATTCCCCTTTCACACGAAATACAATAGCCCCGAAACTAGTAATGGGCTGTGTACACTGTTTTGTCATATGGCCTTGATATCCGCAATTTGTACAGTATACATTTGGTTTCATTATTGTAAGAATATATTGGTACGCTTTTAGACGGGTAGCGTCATCTGCCAAAGTTAGATACCGTTAAGTACTTAATTTAAAGACACCACGATAGCGTTTATATTTTACATGATTAAATGGGTGTCGAAAATAGAATGAAAATTCCGCCTGAAGTCTGGGGGCCGATTTTCTGGCATACAATTCATATCACTGCCTTGGGTTATTCACCCAACCCTACTTACGGCCACAAAAAGGCTGCAAAAGAATTTTATGAGTCATTAGCCTTTCTTATACCCTGCCCGGTATGTAGGCAGCACTACGAAACATACCTACAAAAAAACCCATTGACGCCGCATTTGGACAGGCGTGACGACCTGTTTCGTTGGACTGTGAATCTACATAATGCGGTAAATGAGACTTTAGGAAAGCCCCGACTCCTTGAATCTGAAGTAATCTATTATTATCGGCGTATTGGCGCAAGAGGTAAGAACCCGGTTATAAATCAAGACACATTTGATGAATTGGATATGCGTTCAATGATTAAAGGTGGACTCATTGGTGGAGGAGCAATGTTTATTCTTGGAATTGCGATATGGTATTCTCTACAGCCAAGTACTTAAATTAAGTACTTGGCTATCATGGCTAGAACAAAAAGATTAAGTAACTCCAATATCATAGGGCCATTTTGTGGGCTTATCTATGGGGAGTACTTAACTTTAGTACTAGACATTAGACGTTACAAAAAGATTAAATTGATATAATAGTATGTCCAGCGAAGAATTAAGTATTAGAACATCTGGTGTAACAGGGGGGGGATTTTTGAAATTCTTATTTTATGGCTCCATTGCGGCCTTTATTATTTTAATTATAGTACTCATCTTACATTATACGAATTTTGGATTATTCTCGTTGAATTCAGTAAATGGTGGAATTGTATATCTTCCCTTGTCTACAAACAAAAATATTGCATATGAAACCTCTATAATTCCTTCGTATTTGTCTACACGTTTTTCAAGTGTAAAACAGATAAGATACACCGTGTCCTTTGATGTATTTATTTTTAATACTTTACCTACAGGTGATAACCAAGTTATTTTTTATAATGGAAAGCAGATTCGGGATCCTTCAGTACAGGCATGTGGGGGGGGGATAACTACAGACTGTGATCCAAATCTAGGAAAATTTTTGTCAAAAGATTCGGGACAGCAGAGTTTATATGTTACACCAACTAATTTGTCATCTATACAAGATGCTCTATTTCAGAATAATGGAAATATTTGTATGTATTTGAGTCCGGATAAAAATGATTTGAATCTCATGTATTATGTTGCAGGGAGTGTATGGAACACAAATACGAATCCGACAATAATTGGTTCAACATGGGTAACAGATTCGGTACGCATTGGTGGTAGTCCTGGTGGTAGTCCTGGTGGTAGTCCTGGCGGTAGTCCTGGCGGTAGATGGACGTTTCAATATGGGCCCAACTGCGGCTCTTTAGGAAATATTCGTAGTGGCGACAATAAGAATGAATGTCAAAGTGGATCAGGTAGTGGGTATACAAGTAGTGGATGGGTTACAACATATGGACCAACTGATAAATATCAACAAACTACACCAACATCCAGAGATAAAAAGATAATCACTATAGAAAATGTGCCGTTGAATACTCCGTTTCGAGTGACACTTGCAGTGGATCCCAATTTCATTGAAATATATATTAACGGTAATTTAGTTGTAACAGCAAAAACCCCAGTGGGCTCAGAATTGTATGTTTATCCTTCAGACGGAAAATCCGAAATAAATTTCATGGGTCCGCCAGATTTTTCTCCATACTGTAAAGTGGCTAATATTATGTATTGGAATGAAGTACTGCCGGCAAAATCTATACGACTTTTTTCTAGTACTCCCACCAATAAGAAATATTTTGAACAATCTTAATTAGGATGGGTAATAGCCAAAGTACTCAAACAAACGAAACTACATACTTTTTTAAAGGGTACTTTTGGCTGTTCATAGTTGGTTTATTGGCTCTTGGAATATTTTTATACACTGTATTTTATCCTGCAAAAGCCACATTTTTTACAAAACGAGGCCCCTATGAACTACTTGCTCCTGGAAATAAGCGGAATGAAATTTTTAGTGCTGATAATGATAATAAAATTATGATAAAATCTCAGGATGAAGCCATACAATTTTTTGTGTATTTGGACGGAAATCTTCGTATGGGGCAAGCAATAGAAACAGGTATTTCTGTGTCATCTCAAGAAACGCCATCTCAAGAAACCGGCATGTATCAACTATGTCTTTGCACAAGTAAGACAGATTGTAAAAACTGTACATCACTTACGAACTCTCACAAAGGGTATGAAACAATCATAAATATTCAGGACACATTTGTTTTGGAAGTGCTAAGTACACCGGATGCAAGTCGCCCAAACTCCGTTGCGGCTCAAATATACGTGAAAACACTCATAGGCACAACAAACACACATCGCGCGCAAATTGAGACGTTCCCGCTTCCACCCCTCCCGGAACAAAAATGGACAATGATTACAATTTCCAAACAGGGTCGTCAAATCAATGTATATTACAATAGCACACTTGTTCTCGCAAAAAAAGCACAGAATAATTTTTGTACAATAATTCCAGCCTGTTCCCCAGTTTCCATCGGTTCAAATAGTTTGTCCGGCAAAGTTGCGATGGTAACATATTTTAGTTCGCATCAAACCATAAGTGATGTTACTGCAAGATATCAAGCTCAAACCGATACTCGTGGAAATTTGGAGACAATGAACGTGGTTCCTACAAATAATTCATACATGCTTGTTGACAGTAAACAGTCGTCATTTATTAAAACCCTTTGTCTTGACCTTTCATGCTTTCGTCCTGGTCCTACAGGCCAGACACTTCCGACGATTCCACCCATATACCAATCTTTAGAAAGAGAGTATCATTAATTTTAGCGCATTCAAATTTCGATACATTTATGTAGAGCACGCTAGCGGCATCTACGCACATAATAAGTATCCTCTTTAAGGGGTACTTATTTTATCCCCGTATCATAATATAGATAAGCGCACAGAGTGGTCTTATTGTATTAGAGTCACTTTTTATGCGCACCACCAAGTACTTAATTTAACTACTTGGTCGTACGCATAAAAAGAAAACATTATATAGAATGTATCGGAGAGGATATGAGAGGGTATCTACTGTAAAAAGTAACTACAGTTTTATATTTGTAGCAATTGCGATTATTATTGTCTTTGTTCTTTTATATTATTCCTATAATTTTCTGTTCAATAAGATTGGAGCCCCCGTACCTTCTGTAATTATTGGTAATGCTATTTCAACAATTTCCAGACCAAAAATTGATACGTCGTTTACACCGCCATATGAAGGCGGTGACTACACAATTACTTTCTGGATGTATGTAAACGCAAATAGTTTAGCAGGCGTTGGAACCAACTATAGAAAACACATTGTAAGTATTGATGGCAATTCATTTTCAACAGTAGTAATTGGCTTAGATGCAGCAGTAAATAATTTGATTGTGCGGACGCATACGGGGGCAGCTGATACATCGGGTATTAGCACTAGGCTAACCACCAGCGCAGGAGGCACATTATCAACCACAAGCACCGGCACACGAGGCAGCTGTGGCTTTCACTATTCTGCTGGAGGTCAGACATGGTTTGTGCCGTGTGCGCCTGGCTCGTGCGCAACATCTGGGGCTGGGGCGTGTACTCCTATTGGACGAATTAATAGATGTTCAGGTAAAAATGAAGGGTGGGATGCAAGTTGTAACCCATGTAATAATTATTGGATAGCACCTGGTTCTTCGGCGGGAACTGGGCTAGGTGATCTTGGTTGGGTGGGAAGTGACCGTTCCGTAGCAACTGCGGTTTCATATACAACAGCAAACCCCAATCCCTGTGGCAGTGTATGTAATTTTAATAACTCAACAAAGTCATTTACAAATGCGCCAACTCTTGTAATAGGTGGAGAGGCTGCAAGAGGTACGGGCGAAAGCTCTGGCAACATATGTACATGGAGCGGTCAGAGCCAGACAGATGCGTTCACAGACTACGTGGAGAGTTTCACAAGCCAAGAGGATTTCACAACAGAAGAGCCCGAAATAGTGAGAGAGAATTTCGCATCCGCGGGATGTGAATCAACAAGCAACTTGGATTCCACAACAATGAAGAACTTATTTGATACACCTGTTGCTGTACCGTGTTCCGATTCTGCTCTGCCTGGTTGCGATTCACCCGAGTATGACCTCCAACGCTGGACACATATTGCCGTGGTACTGAGTGGAAAAATTACGGATGTTTACATGAATGGGAAATTAGCGAGGTCTTGTATTGGCAGTTCATACTACAAAGTCAGTGTCAGCCCTACCATAAATGTATTAGGATACAAAACATTCAACGGCAAGTTATCAGACTTACATACATACGTAGTTGCGCTGAATCCTGCACAAATTTACGATATGTACACAAAGGGTCCGACAAATAAATAAAAATGATTAAACTATAGGAATGCCCTATAACTCGAGTGGGAATCGGATATCAACATATGATCTCAGTATTATCCCGGCAATTCTACTACCAGCTTTAACAGCATGTATCATGTTCGTTGTTGAGTATGTATGGCGTTCATCCAAGGATGTAAGTCTTCGTTTTATAACACTTTTAGACTATACGGCACAATCTTCTGACGGACTCATTGTAATTTCTCAAGATCCAAATGTTACAGAAGCAATACAACTGGGCCCATCTGTGAATGAACGAACCGGTATTGAATTCGCATATTCATTTTTCATTTTGGTAAAGGAGGACACCTTTAATGGAGTCGATGAACTTCATCACGTATTTCACAGGGGATACAGAACGGCATGGCCGCTAATGTGTCCCGGTGTTTTTATAAAGGGAGAAACGAATACAATGCGCATTGTTTTTAATTCAAATCGTACAGTATACAAATATGCGGATGTAACAAACATTCCTATTAATAAATGGTTTCATGTTGTTTTAAATTGTTACAACTCCGGCATTGATATTTATATTAATTCAAATCTCGCACATAGAATCAAATTTGAAAAGGAAGTTGTCTATCAGAATTTCCAAGATTTACTCATATTTTCTCCAAACATATCCCTTATTAATAAGGCAAATACACCTGCGGCAGATAGTAATATATCATTCAACGGGCATTTTAACGGTAATTTAAGTTCCTTAAAATATGCCAGGTATGCTCTGTCTATTAAAGAAATCAATAATCTTATGGCTGAAGGACCATCTACAAAAATCGTGAAAAGTACAACTGATCCTAATACAGCCTATTTATCTAATACTTGGTGGTCAGAGCAGCAAAATAGGTGATATTTCATAAAGGATTATTATAGAGCAAAGTACTTAGACCGCAGGACATTTCAAACGCGCACAAAACAAAAACATACCTTCGGTAAAATAGAATGTCCTGCGGTCTAAGTACTTGGCTCTGATGGCTAGAACGAAAAGATTAAGTGACACTAATATCATAAGGCCACTTTGTGGCTTTATCTATGGGGAGCACTTAACTTTAGAAGTAGACGTTAGTAGATGTAACCTAAAAGCACCATTCAAGTTAGGATAAGATGACAGGAGGTGGTCTGTATGTTCTTGTTACGTACGGAACACAAAATGTGATTCTGAGTGGTAATCCGCAGATGACGTACTACTATAAGATATTCAAACGCTACTCACATTTTTCTATGGAAAATGTCACAATTGCGTTACAGGGAGCAGCTTACCCAACATCTGGCGTAAATACGGTACAACTCCGAACAAAAATACAGCGTGTTGGCGACCTTTTATCCGATATGATTTTTAGTTTCGACTTGCCTGATATTTATAGCAGGGCCGTTAGTGCTGCACTTGGCCCGAGCGGGAGTAATCGAACGTATGAATACAAATTTCAATGGGTCAAAGCAATCGGTGCAGCGATTATTAATTCCGCCGAGTTTTTCATAGGCGGTCAGAGCATTCAACGCATAGACGGAACATATTTATATGCAAAGGCGCAACTTGAGTACGACACGGCTATGCTTGAAAAATGGAATATCATGGTTGGTAACACACCAGAACTTACGGCTCCACAAGCAGGAGCGTATTCAGGAAGTTCCTCTACGGGACCAACCTATCCGACTGTTATTACGCAACCACAGGATTTTACTGTATCATTTACAGGTTTGACGGAGGCAAATACGTCGATTCTTATTGTAACCTCACTCAACTCAGGATTTATTTTTGCAGGTTTGAAATTTGAGTACCTAGGAGTAGACGGTATAACAAGATATAAAAATACAATTTCAAAAGTTATTGGTAATACCTATTATTTACTTACACCCGCAATTATACCAGAACAGTTTATAAGTGCACCCTTTATACAGCAGGTGAGCCGCCCCAGTATTTTCGCGCAGACCATTCACGTCCCTCTGAATTTCTGGTTTACAGACGCAACCTCTCAGGCCCTTCCTCTCGTTGCGCTACAGAATCAGGAGTGTGAAATTGTAATTACTCTAAATCCAATTCGTAACCTGTATACACTATTGGATCCAGAGGGTAATCGGGTTGAACCACAGTCAGAAACAAATTCGAATATAAATAATAATCCCGTTTACAGTGATACACTTCAAGTGAACAATTTTCAGACATTTTTGCTCGACCAGACTGCAACAATTCTCAATATTAATCCGAGAGTTCAGTGTACGTTTGTGTATCTCTCGGACAATGAACGAACTACATTTGCTACAAGACCATTGACCTATATACTTCCACAACTGCGAATTACGTCTCTTTCTTCCCCATATGAATATCCGGTAAACGTGGTCACAGAAAAACTGGAAATGTCTAGCACAATTACGCGATTCATATTTGTTACGAGAAGGACCGATTGGCAAAGAAGAAATGATTTCACAAATTTCACGAACTGGTCAACATATCCCTTTGCGCCATGGGACGCTGGAGCTCTACAGGGCGCAAGAAAGGACAATGCAAGTGGTATTGTTGTTGCGAATTCACAGAGGGACATAATTCGGGCTCTACGAATTTTATGTAATGGCAATGAAATTCAAGAATTGAAGCCCTATGATTTTCTTACGAAAATTTACCCGTTTCGTTATACAACAGGGAATGCAAACGCAGAAATTCCAATTTATACATGGGCTCTTACAAGCTCCAAAATTCAACCATCCGGTTCTATAAATTCCAGTAGAGTTACGAATTTTCAGGTGGAAATCACTTTTAACCCCCTATTTCTGGGAGCAAATTATGGATACAATGTGGACCTGTATGTGGAGACTCTGAATTTCCTGGTAATTGCTTCAGGGTCCGGTGCGCCCAAATACGTCCTCTAAGGGGCGCACGAAATGATTATGATAGTGTAGAGAGGGATGGGGGCTGGTATGTCAGCTATGTCAGCTATGTCACCTGGACAGGCTCTAAATTTAGCGAACGTGATGAATACGAGTGGTTCCGACTTCATGTCACCGAACAATTTCGTACAGACAGCCACGACGAATAACCCCCTAATATCTCTTGCGCGCAATCAATCCGTGTCACAATTGAACAGTATTGGCCAGGCAATTCAGCGGTCTATATTTGAATTAGGGACATGCAGTTCTAGCTCAAATTGTGACCCGACCGATGAAAAATACAAATTACTTAACGAATACAGAGCACTTACAATACAAGTACAGCAATACACGGCTGTAGCACCGTCATTAGATTTAGGTGTATTGAATAATAAAATCGCAGAAATTCGTGGAAAAATGATAGATTTGGATAAACGAAAGGGGGCTGGCGGTAGTTCCGTATTAGCGGCCGGTGTTGGAGCTATGAATTATTACTTGGTATTGATACTGTATATCGGTGGGCCAATTTTCGCAACTATTATTTTATTAAACGTCCTTTGCCTCAGTCCGAGCCCGAGAGTTCCAGAAAGCTCGCTAGGTTTCTACGTCTACAAAATATTTTATGTATTTTTAGCATATTTATTCTATCCGCTAGTTCTTCTGTATGGTAGCATAAATCCGCCCATTTTTTCAGCATTGTTTCCAATATGGGCGAGGGAAACGATTGGTTGGTTCCTTTATTATAAGAAACCAGACCCTGCTACAGATAACCCTATGAGACTTGAGCGGGGCAGAATCCTTCTTCGGTATGTTTCACTCTTACTATTTATCACATTTTTATACACATTCATATTTTTTGACGAGATTTCTCCCCTATTACTGTAAGGGCTGAGAGGTCTAAACACAGAAACGATAAAATATCTAGAGGAATGGGTGTTCCATTTGTGTCGGTAATTACACCGACGTATAATCGGAGGAAATTCATTCCAACAACGATAAAGTGTTTTTTGGAGCAGACGTATCCCAAAGACCGGATGGAGTGGATTGTGTTGGATGATGGGTCTGACCCTGTGGAGGACGTTTTTAAGGAGCACGCGCCTAAACTCCCTATGCTTAGGTATATTCGGGAAACGACGAAGATGACGATTGGGGCCAAACGGAATCGGCTGAATCAGGAAGCAAAGGGTGACATTATCGTTGCGATGGACGATGATGACTATTACCCTCCTGAGCGAGTTGCGCATGTGGTCCGGAAATTCCAGCAAAATCCGGGTGTCGAACTCGCAGGCGCCTCTGAGGTCTATATGTATTACACGGATATCAAGATGATTTATAAATTGGGCCCGTATCATGAGAATCACGCAACAAATGGCACAATGGCTTGGCGTCGGTCCTACGCACTTGCGCACGCCTACGACGAGACGGTCACGCACGCCGAAGAAAAGTCATTCCTGGAAGATTATAAAAACCAGATGATTCAGTTGGACCCAAGAAAGGTCATGCTCGTTTTCGCGCACGCTGAAAATACATACAATAAGGTCGCAATGCGTGAGAATCCGAACAATCCGTTCGTGAAGAAGACGGCGTTCAAGATACGGGATTTCATACGGAATGCGGATGTGCGGGACTTCTTTGCGAGTCTGAATTAAGTGGAATCCGGTTGCGGATATTTTTTCAAAAATGCAGGGATTCTTTTAGAATATACATTATAAAAGTGTAGAATAAATGTATCAGGGTCATTCATATCGGTAGATTGTAATATATTCCCTTTCAATGTCTGTATATCTTTTGGATATTTTGGGGCTATCTTATATGCGAATGACCCCTGTTCATACTTTTCACCAGCCCAGGAATTATTTGTTTCCCATTTGTTGCCTATTTTTCTCCATGCAGTCTTATCGTACTGATGAATCCAATCATTCAATATTATATGCGCCCGTGGTGTATTCGTAATTATCCATACACCCGCGTTAAATATTTGATTCCCTGCTGAATTAATTGACTTGGAAAATGGGCGAGAATAAAATGAGTCAAGTTGAATATTCATGTTGAAGATTGTTGCGTCGGTATCAAGCCACAGAATACCTTTATACTTATTTAAATAGTCTTTTACAATAAATACCTTTTGCCAATATGGCGGAACATCGTGCGCGGATGTAGATAAAAATATATAATCATACCCATATTTCTCGCAATAATATTTATTTCTTGCCATAAGAGCCGTATCGTGTTCGGAAAGTGGGCGATTATCATATTGAACAATTGCCCAAACACGTTTTCGGACCTTTCTGGTCTTTTTTGAGCGCGATGAACCGTTCCCTCTCATCTCTATATTTAGGAAAGATTTCATTGTTTCTAGATTTGAGGGTCTAAGGATATTCAAAAATACTCCGATAGACATGTCGGGCATTCAAATGCGAGTGCTACACACATGTCAAACACATTTACTATGGCTATTTGAAGCGGGATTTACAGCGTGGTATGATGTAAATCCTGCCTGGACATACGTGCTAAAAACACATGGTCCTGCTGAGCAAATCACCAGCAAGACGCTTGTGTTTTGCTCCAATATGACCACATATGAAATAGGTAGAAGCAAGGGTGTAGAGTATTTCTTGACTCTTTTTTTGGTAGCAGAAGAAGAGGGTCGCACCTGTTTCCCTGTTCATCGGGGCCTATGGATTAGTCAACCACGCCTCAAATGTTTAGATACGTTCGCCTTGTCCTTTTATGACTTTCCAGCAATTGAATACGAACATATATGCTTCAATGGTTCAAAATTAGATGATTTTATTTGTATTAGGGTTTCTAAAGAAAAATGGGGGGAGTCTATGATAATTGCAGTCGATGCAAACAATACTCAACGAATAAAAATATTGAACCCCGCAGTAGCCGGCTCCACAATTTTCGAGGACTCAAGATTGTTCTTGTATAAGGGAGAAATTTGGTCTACATTCACCATTATTGAAAATTATACAACAGGTGTTCCAACCAAACAGTGGTTAGGATATTGCTCAGTATATCCTAATTTCGACCCACCCATTATGCCAAAATACGGGAAAAATCTGGAGATGGGTCCCGAAAAGAACTGGGGCTTTTTCCAGGACGGGGACGACTTATTTGCGATATATTCTTATAGACCGTGGACCATTCTAAAGATAGAACAGGGTCAGGCGACCAAAGTCTATGAGCAGGATTTTCCCGACGAATATAAGGGGAGAATACATGGGGGCACGTGCCCAAAAATGGTGGACGGGGTCTGGTGGACCTTTGGGCGCTCTATGACATATATGGGATATCCATCCATTATTGCGGTCGCCTTTGAACCGAGTACGTTCCGTATTCTTAGAGTATTTGAGCCTAGTTTCTTGAGCCGAGAGGCCCTGGGAATGAATCTGTTTTATATTGGGAGCGCAGAGTATGCCGATGGCATTTGGACCTGTGTGGGCGGATGGAATGACGCGAAAGTGTGTAAGATCGTGTTTCCTCATGCGGCCATTTTGGCGGCAACGCCGACAAACAAAATTTGAGCACGACCAAGCCTCCCCCCTTACCAGAAAATGGACGCTGCTAATTATAAACGCCACACGCATCGTGAGCACATTCTGGAGTTGCCTGATACCTATATCGGCTCCACGGACACGCACACGGAGTTGCGGTGGATTTGGGATGCGGCGGCGAGCAAGATGGTCTTCCGTCAAATCGCATTCAATCCTGGCTTTTACAAGTTGTTTGATGAAATTCTTGTAAATGCGAGGGATGCGCTTGTGCGGAGTGTAACGGAAGCCGGTAGGACTCCTGTGAAGCACATCCATATTACTATGGCGACGAAGCCCACATTTACTGTGAAGGTTGAGAATGACGGTGACGGTATTCCTGTGGAGATGCATCCCGAGTACAAGGTCTATGCGCCCGAACTCATCTTTGGCCAACTATTGACGAGCGGGAATTACGCAAAGGGGGAGGAGAAGATTGTGGGTGGTAAGAACGGCTATGGAGCGAAGTTGACAAATATCTTCAGCACAGCCTTTACGGTGGAGACGCGGAGTGTGAAGCATGGCCTCAAATATTCGCAGACGTGGGCGGACAACATGTCAAAATGTAGCAAGGCCTCAGTGAAGAAGGACACTGCGCAGAAAGGATTTGTAAGTGTTGAATATACACCGGACCTTACGCGATTTCCTGGTCTAAATGTGGAGGACATTATGAAGGTCCTCCACACCCGCGTAGTGGAATTGGCCGCAGTAGCAGGAAAGGATGTGAAGGTCAGCCTCAACGGGTCTACAATCCCCACGAACACCTTTGAGAAGTTCGTGAAGCTCTTCGTGCGTGACGAGGCGTCCGTCGCATATGAGCGCTGCTCGGAGCGGTGGGAGGTGGCCGCCGTCATGGCGAAGCAGTTGTTCGAGGAGGATTCTGTACCTGATGAGCGCCACGTGTCGTTTGTCAACGGCATCAATACTCGGAAGGGAGGGAAGCACATGGACACGGTCACGAAAACCATTATTGGGGATTTCTGCGAACTTGCTACAAAGAAGAAAATATCTATTAAGCCTGGTCAACTCAAGGATTCCGTTGTATTCTTTGTAAATGCGACGATTACGAATCCGGCCTTTGATTCCCAGACGAAGGAAACGCTCACGACGCCGGCCTCTAAGTTTGGCTCGGCCTTCAAGACCAGTGGAAAGGTTGTGGCGGGGCTCGTGAAGATGGGGCTTCTGGACGAGGCGGCGGCCATTATGGATGCGAAGGCCAATAAGGATGTGAAGAAGACGGATGGGTCTAAGAAGCGCACTTTGCGTGGAATGCCAAAACTTGTGGATGCGCTTCAGGCAGGCACGGCCAAGTCGGCAACCTGTACGCTGATTCTTACGGAGGGTGATTCAGCCGCCTCATCGGCTATTGCGGGACTTGCCGTCGTTGGGCGCGAGTCCTGGGGCGTCTTTCCTCTTCGGGGTAAGTTGCTCAATGTGCGCGACGTTTCTGCGGACAAGTTCGCAAAGAATGAGGAGCTGACGGCCATTAAGAAGATTCTGGGGCTGGAGCAGGGCAAGGTCTATAAGGATCTGAAGACGCTCCGCTACGGACGCGTAATGGTAATGGCCGACCAGGATTTGGACGGGTCGCATATCAAGGGACTTCTGATGAATCTCTTCCACACCGAGTGGCCGTCCCTCATGCAGTCCGGATTTCTCTGCTCGCTCGCCACACCTCTTCTGAAGGCCACGAGGCGGTCCGAGACGGTTGCCTTCTATTCGGCGGCGGAGTTTGAGGTGTGGAAGGGGGCTCACGGCGGTTCGGCATCTGGCTGGCACCTGAAGTATTATAAGGGACTGGGTACGAGTACGGAGGTGGAGGCCCAGGAGTGGTTTCGGAACATCCACGAAATTAAATATATTTGGGACGACAAGACAGACGAGAGCATTTCTCTCGCCTTCTCTAAGAAGCGCGCGGACGACCGAAAGGACTGGCTGTCGCGCTATGACCCTGCGAGGCAACTTGTGTCGGGTCCTGGCGGAGCCACTGGCTATTCGCAGTTCATCCACGATGAACTGATTCACTATAGCAATGCGGACAACATTCGGTCGCTGCCGTCGATCATGGACGGCCTCAAGCCCTCGCTCCGTAAGATTCTGTTTGCATGTTTCAAGCGGTCTTTACGCTCGGAGATTCGCGTAGCGCAACTTGCGGGCTATGTGTCGGAGCATGCGGCCTACCACCACGGCGAGGCGTCTCTCAATGCGGCTATTACCGCTATGGCGCAGACGTTTGTCGGCGCAAATACGGTGAATTTGCTCACACCGATTGGACAATTCGGCACGAGGCTTCTGGGGGGCAAGGACGCGGCGTCGCCGAGGTATATCCATACTTGTCTGGAAGGCATTACGGACTACATCTTCCGCAAGGAGGATTCGGCAATTCTGGACTATATTGATGACGATGGGACTAGTGTAGAGCCGAAGTACTACTACCCTGTTGTGCCGCTTCTTGTTATCAATGGAAGCATTGGTATTGGCACAGGTTTCAGCACGGACATTCCACCCCACGACCCGGAGGAGGTTGTGGGGCTTCTCAATGACCGCTTGGACGGGCGAAGGGAGACGCTGGACAATATTGCGCTGAGGCCATGGTGGCTCGGCTTCAAGGGAGCCATTCACCAGGTGAGTGACGGGGTCTGGCTGACGAAAGGCATTTATACGCTGAACGACGAGAAGAAGTGTGTGACAGTAACGGAGTTGCCGATTGGGACATGGACGCACGACTACAAGGCGTTCTTGGACGAGATGTGCACGAACACGGAGTCGGCGGCCTATAAGACGGATGACGGCAAGCCTCTCCTGAAGACGTTTGACGACCTGTATAACCACGTGGAGGTGCGATTTGACCTGTATCCCGATGGCGACTACTATGATGACATTCAGGCCAATCCGCAGGAGTTCGAGAAGCGGTTCCATCTGACGAGCACGGTGCGGACGAGTAATATGGTGTGCTTTGATACGAACTCCAATATTGTCAAGTATAACTGCGTGGGCGCAATCATGGAAGCGTACTATGGGAAGCGTTTGGAGGCGTATGAGCAGCGTCGGCAGAACGAGATGGGGCGATTGAAGCGGGAGGCGGCCGAGTATGATGCAAAAGCCCGATTCATTCAGGCAGTGATTAAGGGTACAATGGAGTTGCGGTCGGCGACGGATGAAGCGATTGTGGCCGCCATGCAGGCTCACAAGCTACCCCCGATTTCTAAGCCAGATGACGCAGATTCGGTAGACGCATACGAGTATCTATTGAAGATGCGGATGGACCGTGTGAAGGCTGCGGCGGTCGTCGAGCAGCAGAAGGCCGCGTCCACGGCCGCAGAGGCTGTAAAGGTCCTAGAGGCCACGACGGCGACCATGATGTGGAAGTCGGATCTGGCCGAGTTCGCCGCTCAGTGGAAGGCCATGCGGAAGCGGCGCGAGGAGGCGCTGGCGGATGTGGACGGCAAGAAGCGGTCCACGGCCGGTTCCAAGAAGAAGTTTGTGGTAAAAAATGCCACAAACAATAGATGAATGGGAATACCCGAAAGGCCCCACGTAACATATGTGAGACCCAGATGAAAATGGGTAGACAAATTCTCAAACAAACGACGCGGAAAGCGGCGAGGAAACTTCTTAAGAAGGTTCCGCATATGAGGCCCGGAAATTTTTACGCCGGACTGAACTGGTGGGACTATATACACTCGCTGCCAGAAAATATGCGGCAAGAGGTGATTGATAAGGCTGCGGGTCCGATGTTAGAGAGGTGTGTTAGAAAATATTCGCAAGACGGGGGTGCTGTACCAACGATAAAATTTCAAGATTACGGTGGACTTTTCTTGAAACGAAAGGACGGTAGTATTTGGACCTCTTTATATTTTAAAACGAATTACTTACGAAAAAAACGCCCAAAGATGGAACTAACTTATTTTGATTATAAAACAAAGGAGTTCAAACAAAAGCCCCATTCACCCAATATGGTATGGTATGTATTGTTTGATAAAAATGGAAGAGATTATGTGAGTATGGAAGATAGTTCATATAAAGATGCGGAAAAGGCCATGAAAACCAACACAGTGGAAATATACGATCTGAAAGATTATAAAAACCATCTTGAATTATACGAGGCGATAAAGAATCCCGGTGTAAAGCCCTTTTATACGAAAAAGTGGTTTAAACATTGGTACGAATTTTTACAGAAGCAACTTGCGGCCCTATAATCAGCCCCCCAGCCTAAATATAAAAACTTCTCGCCATTCGTCTTTTATTGGAACGAGTTCGCCTGTGCCCAACCCTGTTCTTCCGTGTTTGTCCTGCCGCTGCGCTTCCACCAATCACAGGCGCTGACACAACAAGTCCCGGTAAATGAACAAGCACAAGAGTGATATCATCCCCGCTATAGTGGCTAGGCTCATTCACAAAAGACGCCACCTGCTTTTCAATACAGCGCTTCGCACACTGCTCCAACGTCTCGGATCCCTTATGCTCCGCAACGATTCCCTGCACGACATCCTCGTAGGAACGGTATTTATCACCTTCCGTTGTTTCCACGAGTCCATCTGAATAAATTGCAAGTAATCCACCGCTAGCAGGTCTAGGAATGACAACAATATCGGGGTCAGCAACAACACGAAACCCTGTGGACCAGTCCGTGCTCCATTCCGACTCTGTTGGCCGATTTCCATTCGCGAATTTCATACTAAAGTCACCGAACGCCCGAGAAACCATCAGGCATCCATCCACGCGGGGTGCATCCCCAGCGTCCATAGTTACTGTTCCGCCATTCGCATAAATACGACTGCGTTCCGTCTGGCTGGATGGGTCGTGTTTTCCAATAGAGCCATAGATTTCTCCGGTCGTTGGGTCAAAGACACAGGCGGGCGAATCGCCCAAGTAGGCTATGTAGACTTGTTTTGGAGTAACAATGGCGACGGTGGCTGTAGAGCCGCTGTCCCTATACGATAGTGCCCCCTGTTTCGCAAGTTTTTTGTCGTGTTCTATGAAAGCTGCCTTTATGCCGGAGCGCATAGCAGCTTCATCCTCCGGTTTTAGTCGCCCTATCATTTCGGAAATGGCCACCGGCAGACACTTCACAGTGAAATCTACTGTGAAAAGACCCGAATGTCCGTCAAATACACCCGCAATAAGAATTCCTCCGGGGAGTTCTTTCACAAAGGAGCGGTCTTCAGATGGACGACCACGTCCGTCTATTTTCCAAACTCCCGTTTTCATTTGTTTCCTTCTCTGAATGGGAAAGAAACGAATAAGAAAAATGTAGCGCCAGGAAATCCTTCAGACAAATGGATTTGCTGGTAGACTTCTTGTCCCTGCGCGACTCAAATGCTGCATGTGCGCAAGAGGCACCGGCAAATGGCTAATATCATTGATGTAGAAATGGTAGTGATCTACGGCAGACAAAATGTGTGGGACAGACCAGTCAATTACCTTTTTATTGAGGTCGTCAATCTGCGCGGGAATATCCTTCGGTAGATTTCGGGCGTACTGGAGATAGATGGCTCGCATAATGATTTTGAGCTCCTCTACCGATTGCTTGTCAATGACATATCCCTTCGGTTGACTTCTATCGTAGACTTCCTTGCGTATTCTATTTTGGAGGAGTTCCACGTTGTCTGCGGAGAAGAAACCTTGACTCAGGGGCGTCTTTTCCCAATTCCCCCGGAGCATATCATTCTGGAAATCCCGTTCTACAGACGTGTCCGTTCGAAATCCAGGTACAACTAAATTGGATACATCATCGTCTGTAAAGACAACACGTCCGTTCTGCTTATTCGGCGCGTTTGTTGTGTATGGTAAGGCTGGGCTAAAGTTCATACTACCTTCGGTCTCGAAAAGTTTGTGCGCCCAAAAATCTCGTGGCGCCCCGGCAGATTTATAAACTTTTTGGAATTATTTTCTAAGGAGAGGGTATAAACAAATGACCTCTCTCCAGACGGGCGTGCGCCAGATCTCGAACAACAGCGGCTATTTCATCACGGTTAACAATCTTATTAACCAGGTGGTGGTGAGCCCCAAGGGTCCTGTGGCGCTGTGGGCTTCATCATTCGGATCTGGAGATTTCTCCACGAACGGCTGCTATGCGTCTTCTATCTCCAGTGCGGGAGCCCTGCTGCGCGACATGGGTAAGTCTATCGTATCATCTGGTGCCTTTTTCCGTAAGGTTCAACTGGTGGTTCCCCAGGGGACGGGTGGTGCGCGCTTGGGAACCGCTGGAACGACATCTACGTTTGGTGTGGCTGGCGCTGCGAATGTGACTGGACAGTTGGATTTCCTCACTGGCTACATCAAGCTCGGCTTTGAAGGTCAGGAGACCCCCGCCCCGGTGGCGAACTTCGGCCGCTAATTATCCGGCTTTTCGTTATATATACTACAAATATAAAAGTAGCGCACAATGTGCGCTACTTTTATATTCAATGGTATTAGATGGAATTATCCTACATATTCTATATTCTTATTTCGGTGATAGTTATTTCCGGTTCAATGTACTTTAATTCAGGCGGCGGCTCAATGTCAAAAGCCGTTGTCATGTCACTCCTATTCCTTTTAGTTTCTATCTATTTCGGAATGCGCTGGTTCAACACGTCTGGTAAATCCAATATAGGTACGAATATTTCTACGACCTGGCCTCCTCCGAATTCAATCAATATGTGCCCAGACTATACAGTATTGGTAAATAAAGGAAAGTTAGACACCAATACTTATACGCAATATGCGTGTCAAGATAAAGTAGGGGTAAGTAAAAGGGGGCCCAATTCTGAAATTATACTGAATGAGCCGAGAGGAGAAAATGCAAACTACCGTTCTCTTGTTGATATTGGTGCAAATCCTGGACTATGTAGTGAATGTTTAACTAAAGGTCTTACATGGGAGGGAATCTGTATTCCAAATTCAGCCAATCCTATAAATGTTACGGTTATTCCACCCCGCCCCACCTAGTAACGGCACACCACGTTATGAAATTTGGCGATATAAATTTTCAATACTGATAGAATTGAACCGCCGAACACGGTCAGGTTTTAATCCGCTTTCATTTGCCTCTAAATGTGCATAATTTGGTGCTATACGAATAGGGACCGAATGTTTTTCCGCAACCTCACAAATAAGTTTCCACGCATTGAACATTGCAGACTGTTTTGTGAGAACTGGGGTATAACGAAGTTCAACCTCTTTATTGTAGCGTGTATCCTTTAAAGGTGTCTCCTCTAGAAGACGAAGACTCATTATTTTCAATTTAAGTCGCAATGATATTGGGAGAATAGTCCAACATTGATAGAAAAATGCCCAAAAATCTCCTTGGTCACTTATCTTGTACGCGTTAAATAATTTAATATACATATTCCATGCGAGTTCTGTTGTTCCTAAGGATGCTTCAATTCGTTCCGGTATATTCTCAAGACAAATTAGACTCGCCAAATTTCCTTCGTTATTCTCCACATCAAATAGGATTTGCGTATCATAGTCTCCATTCCACAGAGTCCATTTCGCAATAGACATTACACCGTCTGGAATTTCCACAACTTCCTGTGGAATTTCTAGACCGGATAATTGGCGCTTTAGAGAGCGTATGTCTCCCGTATAGGTCGGTGGAATTTCCACATGCAGCCAGTTTTTTAGATGCTCTGGAAGTGCAGGTTCAATTTCAAATGTGAGACAAAATTTTGCGATTTGCTGTAGGGTTCTCGTGTCTAGACTATTGCTGATAAGTATGAGTGGGGATGCTTGCCGTGCCTCTGGTAATTTCAGATAGGCATGTAATTCACTCAGACCACCCTTTTCACCATTTGAGAGTCCATCAATTTCATCCAGTAGAATTCCAATTCCACCACGTTTACCCGACTTTATCATTTGGACAATTCCCCCCTCTCTCAAAAGGGGTAAAATTGTTTTTCGAAACGATGTGCCACTACGTGTATGACTCGCATTGAATTCTATTGGCTTCAAACCGGCCTCACGAAAAACACGTAGCGCAAGTGTGGTCTTTCCAATTCCTGGCGGGCCTAAGAGTAGGACAGCAGCCTTGTCGCGCACATGTAGCCACTTTGAAATCGACTGTTCCACTTCAGGATGAAGACATACTGTATTCTCTTCCATATCTTTCAATACTTAATTTAAGGAATTCCTCTTTAAGGGGAGTTCCTTTAACATTAGCCGCAGACCCTTTTACGTAACCGTTCCGTTTTCCGCTTCATTACCCTCCATATACGCCTCTTCGTCCTTATGAAGAAGTTTTACAAATGTTAGCGGGCCTTTACGACCAATCCTATAGGCTCGCCCTAAAACTTGTTTCTCCTCCTCGTGTGTCATCGCGTGAAGAAGAATCACGTGCGTTGCAGATGTTATGTTCAACCCTGCGCCCCCGTATTTGGAATTGAGCAGTAGACAGCGTAATGAGCCGTTTTCAAAGGAGCGTAGGGTGGATGCAACAGCATCCTTATTTCCTTTCACATGTTTCACTTTGATTTCCAAATCTTGGACAGCAGATTCAATTGTTTCAAACGGGTTATCGTAACGACTGAACACAAGAAAGCGCCCCTCGGGATTATCTTTCATGATTTGAAGGAGCGCTTCATGCTTTTTCGGAAGGGTTGGTTCAATAGCTTCGGTTGCTGCGTTAACGATTTCATTTTCTGACGTAACAATCTTGGTACATTTTGAGGGATGGATTGCTCCTCTACATAAGGGACATGTGCTATTACGCGCAAGACTCAACATAAGACATGCTGCGCAAAAAATACGGGAGCAACATGGAGTAATGAGATGGTCTACCGGCTCATCATAACAAATAGGACACACCTCTGTTTTGAAATTATGAATACGTTCTTCAATTGATTTTATAGATTCCTTTACGTGCGCGATTTTTTCAGTTAATGATTTCAAAGCCTGTTCTTTTACTCGTGGAGATTCATATTCCAGCGATTCTTTGAATTGATACGTCTTCTGTAAGTTGAACAATTCCTTTGTGAGATTTGCTGTTACCCCATCTATCAGACTTTTTACATCTCTCCCCTTTACATTCAGTTCCTTTAAAGCCGAATGAATATCTCCTGCATTTAGCATTTGTTGAATATTTGGTGATATAACCCGGTCAAGAATACGATTTGTCAATGGGGATCTACATAGTACAGTCTTACGAATGAGTTCAGGTAATGAAATAGATTTTTTCACAAAAATATCAGAGGATTTAATGACCAGATATGGGCGAAGATGATGTGTTTGCGAAAGCATTTCTATAAATAAATATGGAGAGCGTAGGCGTAATGTTTCCACGATGTACGGTGTTTGAACAGAAGTGATTCTTGATAGAAAATGGTTTTGAAGATGTTTATACATAGTTTCTTCTGAAAATATATGGGACTCTATGCTCACTCGGTCAAAATACAGGTTACGATTCATGTACAGAAGATTTATCCATGATGCAGTAATTAGCCATACAAACCTGGACTGTGGTAAATCGTGATAGTGTATACCTGGAATATGGATTGTGTCCGCTTCATCAATGAAAATCCGCTTCCATTTTATATCACGATTTTTACAAAGGGGGATAAAATGTCGGCATAGTGTATTACTTATAAGCACTAAATCAGATTCAAGTATTTTCTTAAAAGAATCTGTTTCGGACATTTGCGAAATCTTCGATATACAGAGTGCATTTAATGTTGTCTGGTCTTTTATATAGGTCGCCCATTGACGAAATAGAGTGTGTGGAACAATGATAAGCGAGCCGGCCTCGTTTTTATCAAAGTATTT